CGCTTCTCGAATGGCGATCCTCGGGGATTTTGAGGTTTCGATCTCGCTGCCCTACGAGCCGGGCGAGTGTGGAGACCGGCCATTCAAGCCCTGATCCAGCCGTGGCCGAGTCCTTTAAGCATCTTGTCGCGGCAGGATCGGCAGGCATATTTCATGCAAAGCGCTCCCATTTGATCATAACGGATGCGCTCTATATCAGCCGTCGAATTACAGATCAATCCACTCGGCCGTGCTGACATTTCGCAATTGGCAAATTTCAAGGCCACTTGATCGATCTTTCGCATCGCCCATGCTTTGGCGGCCTGGAAAGTGCGGAGGTTTGAGATATTCATTGTCTCAAGCTCTGATCTTGAACTGATCCATCGCCTTTCCCCGCTTCATCTCGGCGACGAGCCAGCGCGGTTTCAGGCCGCGCCCGGCCCAGGTGGCGCCGGTCCTGGGGTGGCGGAACTTGGGGGCGACGCGGCGGATGGGGGTGGGCTGGAAGGTTGCGGTCATTCTCTCCATCGTGCGATAGAACTCGGGTGGCTTAGCCAAGGCCGACGGAGCGTTGCTGATCCGTTCAAGCTCTGCAATGCGCGTCCGTATCTTCGCCTCCAGGATGGTCTTGATGTTCTGCCGCAAGGCGGCGAGTTGGACGGCTGAAAGGGTGGCGAGGTTCATTGTTGAGTCTCCTTCGGTTGGATGGTCTTCAAGTTTTGGTTCACGCCGACTCCGAACTCGCTGGCCGGCTAAACGGTCACCCTGTCTCAGCATGGCGCTGGCCGGCCGGATTGTTGATAGCCTCGATGCAAAGCGAAAGTGCCGCCTCAGTTGCATGGAAGGCGCGGTGCCATTCTCTGGCGCATCGCGCACAGAGTGCGACGTGCTGCCGGCCACATGAGATGTTGTAGTTGAAAATCACGATAGCAGGCTCCTTGCACCATCCTTGACATTTCATCCTGTATTTCTTTCTGTTTGGCGCTGCGCGGCCGGACTGTTGTTGACGAAAGCCGCATTCCACAAGCCCCGCAGCATCAGCGTCGTTTGCCACAACTCGGCTTTGTCGGCAATCTTCCCGGCCGCGACGTAGGCGGCGAGTACGGTGGCGACGAATGAAGCTTCGGAGCTGACGAACGGAGCGACAGAGTTTGCCGGTCCCGGCGCCTCAGATTTCGGTTCCTGTGCGCCTGCTTGATCGGCCGGGACGATCTTCGCGATCTTGTGGATCGTGTTGCCTTCCCACTCGCGAGTCGCGAGTTCGACCGCATAGCGTCCGCCTGTTTTGAGGCCCGCGAGCTTGTTCGGCCAGATTTCCAAGCGGGCACCCGTGGTGGTGATGACCTTGGCGACCTTCTTGCCTTCCTTGGGCGGCTCGATCGCCGCGATCTCGATCAGGACGGTCACGCTGCAACCTCCTTCACATGCCCATAGGACCGCAATAGCTCGCCCATGGTGAGGGGAGGCGGCGGAAGGGCCTTCGATGCCCGTTCCTTCAATCGCGGCTTGGGCGCGGCCTTAGCCACGGCGGGCGCTGCCATCTTCGGGGCTTGCTCGACACCACACGTCTTGTCGAGGCGATAGGCTTCGAGGTAGAGCGCGAACAGGTTCCAGTGCCGGGAAAGGTCGGTATAGGCATGGTGCTGGAAGGGTGAGCCATCCTTGGGAAGGATCAGCAGATGGTAGCTCGCAATGGGATGCTGCGGGTGATTTTCCTCCCACAGCTTGCCGTAGGCCGCGAGCGCGAGAACGTGGTCCGGATAGGGCTTGGCTGAAGTCTTGAAATCGATCAGCCCGATATCGCCGTTGATAAGCGCGATTGTGTCCGGCGTGCCTCCGAATTGATGGGTCTCGGAGACCAGCGAGGTTTCCTGGGCGATGGCGCGGACTTGGCATTGCTCGCGCCAAGCCCGGAAAGCTTCGAAGGCCACGAAAGCCTTGCGCAGATCGTCGGGCGAGGTCAGGGCGTCGTGGGCGTAGGCTTCGATTTCCCGATCGGGGCGACCGCGCAAGTCCATTTCGGCCATGCCGTGAACCGTTGAGCCGATATCGATCGCGCCCTTGTCGAACAGCGACAAGCCTTGCTGGCCACGCTTGTACGCCCAAAATTTGAGGGCGGTTTGATCCATGTAGCGCGAAATCGGATCATGGACGCCGGGGATCGGCTGGCCGGCGGCGTTGATGTATCCGTTTTTAGGCCTGGGCATCTTCCCCTCCCCTCACGCGCCAACGCCGAACTGGTCGTGATACTTATTGAAATCTGCGCGGGCTTCGATAAGCGCGGCTTCAAGGGCGTAGATATGGGCGTGCTGTTTGCCGTTCTCCGCGAGCGGCAATAGGCGTTCGATCTCATCTGCAAGATCGTCCATATCATCACCAAGTTCACCGCAGCGGCACTCGGCGCAAGCATAAGCCTCGCAGCCGGCCGCCTCTCCCCGATGCAGGACGCGATTGCGTGTGCCGCAGCAATCGCATTCGCCAAAGATCATCCGATAAGTCATTATTGGTTCCTCATTTGTTGCCGGTATGTATTTGCTGGCTACGTCCGAAATTGACGTAGCAATATGCCTCACGCCGCGTCCGCGAGTTCATCCCGGATGCGCTCCTGGATGTAATCGGTGTAATCGTCCTCGATGCGATCGAGGATGATCCAATAAAGCTGGGGATGGTCTTCGCCGTTCAGGCTGACGAGCTTGCCCTGGGCGTCCTTGCCGACCTTGCCGTTGTCGAGGTCGACGGTGATATCGGAAACCCACCAATCGCCGTCGCTGTAGGAGATTTCGGCTTTGCCGGAAATGTAGCCGCCGCGCCAGCCGGCCTCGCTATAGAGCGGAAGCTCATCGAGGACGATCTCGAAGCACAGGCCTGCGGGACCATGTGACAGGCGGGGACGAATCGATGTAGGGAATGTCGTGATCTGGGTCATGGGGACCATCCATGGTTCGGGTTGCGTTCCGGCCGGGAGGATGTTTGCCGCATCCCCCGGCCATGTTTTTGTGTAGCACGTCGCTTTTCCCCTTGTCAACAAGAAAAGCTTACGCTATGAACATTTTTTATGACCACACAACGCATCAAGGGCGAGATTGTCTTTTCCTGTGATCGCTGTTCGGAGACATTCGAGCCGCCAAGACTCGGCACAGGCTCTGCGCAGCGCGACTGGAACGACACGTGGGAAGACGCCAAACGCGCCGGCTGGCGGGCATTAAAGAACGGCAAGGATTGGGAACACGTCTGTCCAGACTGCCTAGGCAAGCCATTACCCTTCAACGGCGCAAAGACAGAGCTTTCCGCCTACTCTCGCAGCATCTTATCCGCGATAGCCAAAAAGCCGATGCCTCGGCAGCAAATCAGTCCTGGCGTCGCCACTCGCCTATTGCACGAAAATTTGGTTCAGCCTGTCAAGATCATGTCGACCGAGTTCTTGCAAATCACTGAGGCCGGAAAGGCGATGCTCCGATGAAGCGCCGCCTCACCACAGACGACGTGCGCGCCATGCTGGCGATCGCGGTCAAGTCGGAGGGCTCGCAAAGGGCATTCGGCCGCAAGCACGGCTTCACCAACGCCTACGTCTCCGACGTGATCTTGGGGCGCCGACCGCCGGCGGATGCCATTTGCAAGGTGCTGGGGATCGTCCGGAAGGTGAGCAAGACCTATGAATATGAGTTCGAGGCGCGCGTTCAATCCCGCCGGACGTAACGGGATTAAGCCGATGGTATGGTATAGCCTCGGGGCGGATGGGAAGCCGCTGGAAGTCGAGAGGGGAGATTGAAACCACTCGCGATAGATCTTTACTGCGGGCTCGGCGGCTGGGCGGAAGGATTGCTGGCCGAAGGCTATGACGTGATCGGCTTCGATATCGAGCGGCATGTTTACGGCGAGCACCGCTATCCTGGCCTATTGGTAATCCAGGATGTCCGCACGCTTCACGGTTCGCAATTCAAGACCGCCCAACTGATCGTCGCATCGCCGCCATGCCAGGCATACAGCTACCGGGCGATGCCGTGGTCGCGCGCCAAGGCCCTGCCGCCGCCCGACAACACGCTGTTCGAGGCGTGCTTTCGCATCCAGCGCGAGGCTTGCGAAGCAGCAGGGCGGCACATTCCGCTGATCGTCGAGAACGTGCGCGGGGCGCAGAAATGGGTCGGGCGCGCCCGCTACTCGTTCGGCAGCTTCTACCTTTGGGGCGATGTGCCGGCGCTTATGCCGATCGCGCTGCGGCGCGGGAAGTCCAGCGGGATGAATTGGAGCGACCAGACAAAACGCGGGCAGGACTTCACGCGCTTGGCATGGCAAGAGGCGATCAAAAACAACGGTGGCTCGTGGTTCAACATCGCGAACAACACCACGAGTAGCAAAGGACGCAATCCGGATGGCCGCAAAGGCAAAGGTGGGACGTGGTTCCAGGAATATGGCCCGGATCAAGGAAGCCGAAATTTCGGTTCCAAGTCTCCGCGCCGCAAGATGTACAGCGCCATGATCGCCAAGATTCCGCTGACTCTCAGCCGGCATATCGGAGCGACCTTTCGTCCGCCGCGAGAACCCTCTGCCTCGCAGTGACCGTCTAGCCTGCCCACCGCCGCAGCGTTGGATTGATCCATAAAAAGCCTTTCATCCCCGCCTCGAATCAGGACACTATCGCCCCCGCTGGATTGAACATCGTCGGCCCGTGGTGTGGTGGTACTAGCGCGGGCAGACGCTGGGAATCCGCTGCTTTGCGCCAGGGGCGCGAATCTGGGGAAAGTTGATCATGAGCTATCCGTCAAATCCAAACCAAATCGAAACCCCCGCAGCGCCAACGTCGCTCCTTAATTCCAGCGCCGACCTAATTGAGCGCTTGGGGAAACTTTCACATCGGATTGCTTGCCTGGGCGACAGTTTGCTTGGCGCCGAACCGACGCCGATTCAAGGTACTGGCAAGGAAAGCGAGCCTTCGCCGGCTGTGCTGCGTAACCTCAATCGTTGTCATGCTTTCATTTCCGAGTGTGAGAATCTTCTTACGCGCATCGAAAAGCGCGTGTGAGGCGGCTTCCTGAATGAGCGCCGACTTTCCAACCGCCGACGATGTAGCCTGGGCGATCGTCGCGGGATGCCGCGAGACCGGCGAAGACCCGATCGCGTGCGACGGCCGCAAGATGAGCATTCGCGGAAGGCATTACGCGCTGCATGCGCTGCTGCACGTCTTTCCCGAGTTGCCGCGTTATCGCGCTGCTGAACTTGTCGGTTGTCCCGGAAAGCCGGCGGCATTCTGGAATAATTCGTGGTATCAGGTTATAAGACCGTGTGGCGCCGGGGGCGCCCTGCATATGGCGAATTGGTTTGACGACGAAGCCTATGCCCGCGTCATCGCCATTGTCGAGCTGAGCGCGTCGGATCGCCGCGCGCTTCCAACCCGATCGCTCACCATCGACTTCCGCCGCAAGCCCTCAACAGACTACGATGACGTTACCGCCGCTCAGATGGGCGACCCGGCGCCCGGCCGCTCTGCGCTCGACCAGAGGATCAACCGATGAATTGGATTTTGATTGCCGTTGTGAGCGGATCGAATGCGGTGTTTTGCACTGGGAGGTAAATTTTAATGCTGATCTTCGACACCGCCGGCTCCGTCGTTCCATTTATCTCGCGCCTTCTTGCGATCGACAAGGACGTGGTGGCGATCCGTTACATTGCGCCTGGGCAAGCGAACCTGTGGAAAGTGATCAGCGACACCGAAGCGCGCTGCATCGCGGCGGCGAACAGGCCGGGCTTCCGCTTCCGCATCGGGCTGGTCTATGAGACCAACGGGCGCCCGCGCGGCGCTCCGACCGGCTTCAGCGACGGCGGCTACGCCGCGACGCGAGCACAGCAGCTCGGGATGCCGCCGAACGGGTTTATGGGCTATACGAGCGACGAGGACTCACCAACGAACCTTGATCCTGTGGTGCAGGCGTTCGAGGCCTTTTTCGCCAAGGTCAAGACGACGAACCGTGCCTGCTATGGCGCCGGGCATACCTACGACGCGATGTACCCGCAAGGCATCATCAACGTGCGCTGGCCGACCGAGAGCATGGGCTTCACCGATACGCGCGCCGACCTCAACAAGGGCGACTGGGACCTGCAGCAGACGCTTGCGTCGCCGACGAATCCGCTCCACGCGCTCCGCATGGACTACGATGGCAACATCCAGCGAGACCCGAACGCCGATCTCGGATTCTTCGTGCCGCAGGTGGCACCCCCGGTGCTGCCCGACAGCGTCCTCCCGCACACGGCGACTACGGACAGCGTCGAGGCACTCCAGCTCGCGCTCAACAGCCTGGACAGCGCCGGCCTCGCTGCGGACGGCGCCTACGGGCCGGCGACCACGGACGCGGTGGAGGAATTTCAGCGCTCGCACGGGCTCGTGGTGGACGGCCTCGCCGGCCCCGCGACGATCGCGGCCATCAAGTCTAAGCCGAATCCGTCCATCCCGGCCGATGGTCGACCGCCGACGGGGACGATGTCATGACTGACCAGCAGATCACCGCCCTCGCTGCGACTTCATCTGCCGCGCGCTATCCGTGGCGCGCCGACGGCGTGGCGCCGATCGGCTACACCAAGGGCATGGCGCTTGCCTACGCTCGCCTGTACGCGGCGTTGAAGGCCGGCGATAAGTTCGCCGCTGCGATGGCGGTGGCCAACACGCACGATGCAGAAAGGGACGCGCTGAGCTGGTATGCCGGCATATTTGACGAACACGGAATGGCCAACGACGTTGCAGGCTCCAACGTGCTCCGTCACGATTTCATGCTCCTATGGGGCCTCGGGATGCGTGAGAGCAGTGGGCAATATTGCTGCGGGCGCGACCAATCCGCAAGGAACGTCTCAGCCGATACTGCGGAGGCGGGGCTTTTCCAGATGAGCTGGAATGCGCACGAAGCCTCGCCGCTGCTCCTGGACCTCTATAATTCATGGCACGGCGAGAGCCTCCTTACGGTCTTCCAGGAAGGCGTGCGCTGCAAGCCTGCCGATGCGGAGAACTATGGGATCGGTTTAGGCCAGGCGTTTCAGGCCCGCTGCAAGCTGTCGCCGCTGTTCGCCGTATGGTTCGCCGCTTTAGGACTCCGCGTCGTACGAACGCACTGGGGACCGATCGACCTCCGTGCGGATGAAGTGCGTCCGGAAGTTGACGAGTTGCTGCAACAGGTGCAACTGATCGTGGACGCCGCGTCGGAAGGGGCGCCCCCGAAACCTGGACCCGACACGGCATGATCAAGCCCGACGCCCATATCATCGACCAGGCGTTTGTCGATTTCGTCGGCAAATTGTTCGCCAAGCTGGTCATCAATCCGAACTCGGATGAAGCCGTCGAGACGTTTCGTGCGGGTTATGCGCAGGCGCGCAAGGCGCGGGACCTGGCGATGCGTGAAATCGAGGCGGTGCAGTCGTGAAATCGTCGCTAAAAAAAATGGTCTTTATCTTCGGGGATGTCACGATGACATTTTCGCCTGATGATATCGAGGTGGTTTGGAAAGAGTGGGAAGGGAAGAATCCCGGGAAGCGCGCTGATCGGCATATGAGCAGCAAGGAATTTGCGGATGCTTGCATAAAGCTCCTCAAAGCAAACGCGCGTCCAACGCGAACTGTCATCCATAATTGACTAGGCGGTGCAGTCGTGAGCGTTTCTCTCCCCGATCTCGCCCTTTCCGTCCGCCAACCATGGGCTTGGGCGATCATCCATGCCGGCAAGGACGTTGAGAATCGCTCATGGCAGGCCGTCAATCACGGCTTGAAGGCGCGCGGTCGCATCGCCATCCATGCTGCGAAGGGCATGAGCCGCGAGGAGTATTTTGTGGCCAAGGATTTCATGGACGGAATCGGACTGCATACCTGTCCTGAACCGGCGCTACTCGAACGCGGCGGAATCATCGGCAGCGTGGAAGTAATCGACGTGGTTTCCGAGTATGACAGTCCGTGGTTTTTCGGCCCGCGCGGATTGATCCTGCGGAATCCGACCCCCTGTGCATTTATTGCGATACCCGGCTCGCTCGGCTATTTCCGCTGGCGCGATGGCGTCGGCTACGCCAAGCCGGCGCCGATCGCGAGATGGATGATTGATCGGCCGCAGAAACAGGAAGCGTTAGAGTTGCCCGGCAAACCCGAGGACGTTTTGCTGTGATCGACGTGCCTTCCATGATCTTCTGGTCCGCATGGCTCGCGCTGATCGCCGTGAGTTTCGGAGCCTATGAGGGTTTCGCGATCAAGACGGGCCGCACGACGCTCTCACGTTACGTGTGGACGCTCTCGAAGGATTGGCCGCCTTTTCCTTGGGTTGTCGGCGTGCTAACCGGGGGATTGGCCGTCCACTTTTTTTGGATCGCGCAGGATTGTCCAGTCATCAAATGAGGAAATCATGAAACCCTTCGAAAAGCTCGCCGCCGCTCTCACTTCGGCTCATTCCGACTTCGACCTCGCAAAAATACCGCTGCCGGTCTTGCAAGCCGGCGTTGCCGATCTTGCGTCGCGGCTTCAGGCGTTAGAAGTCTTCGCCGCGCCGCCGCATGCGCAGCCGGCCAGTCCGACGCCGCAACAGAAATCGTGAGATCGTCATGACCCTCGACCGATACCTCGCCGTCGCGCGCCCTCTCGGTGCGGCCATCGTTGTTGCTTTCAGTCTGTCAGTAGCGCCCGCGCTCGGGCAAGCGCCCCCGGCCGATCCCACCGTGCTAACCCCCCCGGTTGGCACTCTCCCGGCGCCCCCTACCCCCCCCGTCGCGACCGCCCCCGCCACTCAGAACACCGTCACCACCACCGGCCCGGTCAACAGCACCACCAGCATCAGCGTCGGCACGTTGGCCGGACAGGTGCTCACCTGGATTGCGGCTGTGTTCTCCGTGCCGGTTGGTACGCTCATCACAGCGTGGCTCTATAGGCTGTTCGCCAAGGCAGGCATCGACATCACCGACGCGATGCGGGCCCGACTTCAGGAGATGATCGTCAACGGACTGAACGTTGGGGCAAAGACGGCTGCCGCCGACCTACGCAACAAGGGCAACGTCGAGATTAAGAACGCGACGATCCGGAGTACGGTGGCCTATGTCCAGGAACACGGTGCCGCCGAACTTAAAGCGATCGGCGTCGATCCCAACAGCAACATCGCAGTGGACGCGATCAAGGCGCGCATCGAGACGGCCATCAATGACGTGAATCAACCGACGCCGAAAGTGCTCACCGAACTTCCGGTAACTCCGGTTGCGCCGACCAACAGCGACAAGGTGACGACGGCAGCGCCGTCGAAAACATAGGAGGCTAAAATGCCGATCGGTTTACTGTTCTGGATGCTGATGATCTTGTGGTTGATCTTCGGCGGCATCTGGTGGCGCCAGGGCTCGGCATGGGCCTATGGATGGGGCGGCAATATGCTGCTGCTATTCGTGCTCCTCTTCCTTTTAGGGTGGCACGATTTCGGCTTTATCCTGCAAGGTGGCGGCGGCATAGGGCGCTGAGATGGGCCTCATCCTCATCCTCCTCGTCATCCTCCTCCTGGTCGGCGTCGGAGGCTGGGGACCCGGCGGGTACGGCTACGGCTTCGGGCACGGCGGGATCGGGATCGTCGGCCTGATCCTGATCGTGCTGGTGATTCTGATGCTGACGGGGAATCTGTGAGCATGGACCAGTCTCGGCGATACAGACTCGTGTTAAAGCGGCGTGAAATTAATTCACAACGTTTGCAACAAGAAAACAATACTATGATCGCAGCTGCGCTTGGAGCGCAGCGCTATGCCAATGACTGCGCCCAGCGGCTCCGGGCAAAAGATGGCGGCAACCTGACGCTGCCGGCCACCACGGGGCTGTGAGCGATGGTTGCCGTTCGCCGCCTCCGATCTCGCGATCCCAACGGTGTCGCGTACCGCGAGACGCGCCCCGGCATCGCGGTGGACGCGCGCGGCGGCGAAGTCGTTGATCCGACCGAGAACGTCCGCCAGCTCGTGCTTGCTGAGAGCAAGTACCAGGACGCGATGCGCGGCGAGCTGGAAAAGCAGATGACCATGTCAGTTGCCTTCTCGCGGGATACGATGAAGATTCTCTCAGATAACGTCGTGGCCTTCCAGAATGCCCAGCGCGACGCCGAGACCAAGCGCATCGACCAGCTCGCCTCGACGCGGCAGGAGTTTCAGAACACGATCCGCGACATGCTCGCCGAGTCGGTGCGCACCACATCGAACCTCGTCTCGACGCAGCTCGTGCAGATTCAGGCGACATTCGACACGCGGGTCACCAAACTGGAGGCTGGAGCATTTACCCAGGCCGGCAAGAGCAGCGTGCAGGACCCAGCGACGGCGGACGCTCTGACGCGCATGGGTAATTCCATTTCCTCGTTCGCAACCATGACGGCCGAGATGATGAACAAGAGCCGCCTGGAAACCGCGGAGGCCATCTCCAAACTAAACACGACCATCGTTTCCATGCAAACGTCGGAGGGTCGCTCTGGCGGCAACATCATGGGCCGCGACCAGAGCAACACGCGCATGTGGGCCGTCATCATGGCCGTGGCGGCGGTGGCATCGCCCGTGATCTCAATCCTTGTCGCCGTGCTGGTCACGCGGGGACACTAATTGGCGCTCACCACGGTCCTCCTGGCGACCGCGGCGTGGCATCCAGAAGGCGCTAACCGCTATGAGCCCCGTTCCTTTGCCTAGAGTATCAAGGCCCCGCGGACACTGTGCGGTCTGCGGAAAAAGCGTTCGCTGGTCTGGATTTTCGGTGCGAGCAGCCTGCTCGGAACGCTGCCGTCGTGAGATTGGACGGCTTCATAGACGGGCATTTCGACGATACGGGCATGGCAATGGATGTTCGCCGATGCCGGCTATAGAAATGGCGTGGTGATTTCCACAGCCTAAATTCCTGGACTGTGGCGGCAATGTCACGGTCTTCAATGCTAGGAATGATTTGCGCATTTCCGCGCAAATCAGGAGACCATCATGCGAATGAAGACGATCCTCCTTGCCGCTGCGGCGGTTCTCTCGCTCAATGCGGCCCGCGCCGCCGACATGCCGGTATTCAAGGCTCAACAGCCTTTCGCCGGAACGGGCTCGGGCTCGTATTGCGGCGCGGGCACCACAGCCGGCGTCGCCCAGGCGAGCGTGAGCGGCAATAATCTTTTCGCCACGTCGCTCGTGAACGGCAATATCAACGCAATCGGCGGCTCTGTCGGTGGCGATTGCGGGTATATCTCGAACAGGGGTCCACTTGGCACATGGTGGCAAATCGAGGGCGCCGGGAAATATCAGAACATCACGGCCTCGGACGGCCCCGTGTCGATAGCGAGCCGGTGGGCAGCGACGCAGGAACTCGACTTCGGTGCCGAGTTGTTTCAGATGGTCTTCGCCGCGGGCGGTAACGTCGGATTGACTTTTCCGAGCTTTACCCCGTCGTTGCCGGCGAACGTCGCCGTGGCCGCATTGCCGCGGCAATACTTCGGCTTCAAGGTCGAAGAGTTTGGTATTTCCGGCAACTTCTTCGGCGCCGGCGGATCGACCTGGGCTTGGGCTCCTGGCCTGACAACCGGCTACCGTTGGCAGACGCTCGGCGCTGGCGGACAGCCGAACGGCGGATCGCTCAAAATCTTCGCCGACGTATATTGGCCGCAGCGGGGCGTCACCTTCAACAACGTCTTCGGCGTCAGCGGCCCGATCGTGCTCGGTGCGGCGGCGAAGGAAAGCACTCAGTATTTCCTTGGCGTTAATTACGATTTCTGCTTGTCCTGCTAACAGGCCAGGGGCGGCCGGCCGGGAGCCGTGATCCCCGGCACTATTTCTCAACCCCGCCGATGAAATCCCACGGCGTCGTCCCTAAATCCTCGGCCTTCTGGCGTTTGGCGGTTGCGGATCGCCATCACGCCGCCTTCACTGGCGCGTTCGCGATTTCGAGAAGCACGTCGGCATGGCACGGTTTATCGAGTGCGCAAAAGCAGGCAAGATTTTTGCCGCGGAGATTGGGAAGCATATCCAATACGGTTGCTCTTAACTGAGGATATTGGTCTGCAAAATCAACAGCGCCGCGCAACCACTCCCGATAAGCCCATGTCGCCATTTTAGCGCCGTCCAAATAGCCCGCCTCTAACGCGCTTTCGGTTCGGAATGGATTTCCGAATGGCCCTGGCCGCGTAACGGATACCGTATTTTCCGGCATGCGCCAGCCCCGCGTCCTGCGTCGTTGGATTCTAATTGGCATTGAACCGTTCCATCTGGCGGCAGCGCGCCATCATAGGCATCAAGGATCAGTCATCGGTCAGTTCTCCGGGACGTGGTTATGGGCCTGGGTCTCCCACGATCGACAGCACGTCGAGCTTGCCGCTCTTGCTCTCGCGCTCGAAGGCGCGGTGCAATGCGGCCATGGCGTTCAAGTAGCCGCGGCACAAGCGAAGCTTGCTCTTGTCGCCGACGCGCTCCTCGATGCGCGGAACGCCCGGCACATCGACAACAAGCGCGCGCGTCGGATAAGCGAAGCCGTGCTCCGCACCCGGTTCGATCGGGACTCCCTTGTGGCAATGAAAACTGGCGCCGCACTTGAGTTGATCGAGCAGCAGCTTCCACTTTTCCGGGTCCGCCTGTTCGGGCGATCCCGGCCGGAACGCGCAGTTGTTGCAGGGCTCCCTGAAGGAGCAGTGCGGGTCGCTGGTGTCCCAAATCTGCTCAGGGTCAAACGGCTCCCACAGCGTCTTACAATTCCGGCAAACGGCGAGGCCCGGACCGTAGCCTTTGGCGCGCAAGGTAGGATCGTGAGCGACTTTCCGGCTACCGCATTTCGGGCAGTGGAGCGTCGAGCCTCGCAGGTGTCGCGGGATCATGTCATCCCCTCAGTGTGAGCGGTAGCGGTTGGTCGATGGACGGCATAGAGTTGGTCGGACGCGAACGGGATGAGCCGACCGCTGGAATCCATCCGCACCATCACGGATGATCCGTCGAAAGCCTCTATCTTTCCGTGTTTATCGCCGCAGAAGTGCGCCAACGTGCCAGCTTTGGCTTGGACCAGATCGCCGATCTTAAAATCTGCGCTCATGTGACGTTCCTCCAGTGATTGAGAGCTTGCTAATTAATCCTCAGTGTCAGCGGCGGCCGGGGAGGGGAGCGGTTGCCAGTGGGATGGCGGAAGCCCCTTGTTGCTGTTGAAGTCTGTCACCCAACATTCGTAGTGATGGCGCGGGTTGCGTGTTTCACCACCAGGATCATGCCGCGAGACGATGCCAATTTCACCATCTGGACACATAGCTAAAAAGCGCGTCCCATCCCTCGGTGCGCTCTCAATCGTGCGCCACTCGCGCTCGCGCAGCGCGGCCTCGAGCTTGACCACGCGGGCACCTAGAGCCGTCACCGTCTGATTAGCGATGATTTCCTCAAGCTCCGCGATCCTCGCGTCCCGCTGCGCGAGTTCGGCGCGGAGGCGAATTATCTCAGAGCGGGCTTCTCGCAGTGTGTCGCCACCGAGATCATTCAGCCGCTCGACGATATCGCTCATCCTACCTCCTCGCCGGATCATGGACGGATCAGGAGCGGAAATCATTGCGCGCTTCGGCGGCATCCAACTCCTTATCCAGGTTATCGAGCGCGTCGCGTACATCTTTCATCTCGCGTCGAACCCAGCGCAGATTGCTTTCGCGCTTGTCGTACGGAAGCTCTGGATTGGTGCTTAGCCAACCCCAGCGCAGGACTTTTCCTAGCGCGGCTTGCAGTTCGCCGAGTTCTTCAACGGCTTTGCCGACCGCGAACGGTAGCCCAGGTCGTATGTATTTCGGATCGGTCATCCCTTCACTCCATCTATTCTCGCCGGATTTCCCTCCATCGACCTGCGCCGGATCAAGGGCGGCGACCTCGACCATCTTCTCGTCCTTAAACCAACAGAAGCGCTCTCGCGGCCAATGAATATAACGATGCTCTCCGCTGGAAACATCGGTATATTGCGCTACGCAAAGCACTGAGTTGCCGGCCAACCAGAACAGGTGCTTAACCTGCTCGTAAACCACCTGCACAGTACTATCGTCCCGGTAGATCGTAACTCGCCTCATCGCCCCTTCCCTCCATCGACCTGCGCTTCGGCAACCCTTGAAACTGTTCCTATCTCGAAGGGCTCTTTTCCGCTCGGCAGTAGATCACGCTCACGGCACCAATATACTTTTGGGCTGTCATGCTCGCAAAGAATGTAGGTCACAACGCGCCGACCGACCTGCTTCAATAGAGGTCGCGACTCCCCAAATAGATCGGCGAGCGCGTCATCAGGTGAAAATCCAGGTGGAACGGCTACCAAGACAATCAGTTCTGCCGGAAAATGCCGGACTGCGCGATTTCGGCGCGTGCGCACCACGTCGCCGCGCTTGAACTTGGCGTCATGGCATGTTGGCGTTTCGCCGAGCTCTCCGATGAGGCGACAAATCTTGCCGTCTCCAATCAAGAACGCCTCAGTTGTCTCGCAGCGTTTCATTGCTTCCCTCCATCGACCTGCGCGAGGGCGGCGAGGGCTATTGAAATGATCCGCTGGTGACGTTTTATCTCTACTCGCATATCACCAGTTGTCATTCCAGCTTCGGCACAAACCAGATCAAGCGCCGCCGCGAGCCGGTCGCGCCCTGCGGTCAGGTGCTCTATCATCCGGCCGTCCGTAGCAATGCGCGCCTCTGCTTCGCCGAGACGTTGATAGAGGCTCTCGCGCTCGGCGGCGAGGGATGGGGCGGCGGCGATCAGGCGGGCATTGGCCTTACCAATTTCATCTGAACCGAAAGCCGTCGCAATTCCCTGCTGGCAGGCATCAGCGACAACCAAACAACCAGAGGCATCATAGCGACCTATGCGCCATGGCCCTTCTATGTGCCCCGCGAACCGCTCGCTCTGGATGGGGGCGGCAGCAAGCCGGTCAGCGGTGAAGCGCAACACCCAATAGCCATCAGGCCGATGTATCCACTCACCAAACTTGATGCTCTTGCCTGTTCCGTCCTCAACCTCAACAAATCGGCCGCTCTCGTGTGACGGTGGTCCATCGAACACGATATCAATATGCGCCTCGCCCTCGGCATTGGCGCCGGGACGGGGCGGCGTGGCAACGGTTCGTGTTTCTGCAACTGGCACCACCTCCTTTGGTTCGGTCATGGCTTCACCCCACCTTCCACCAGTGTTTCGGCGTCCGTCAGCGGACGCAACATGTTCGCGACCCCAGCCAATTCGCCATCGACAAAGAACTGCACCGGCTTCCCCGCCTTCACCCTTTCCTCGAAGGCGGCTCGTGCCGCCTCGTAGTTGTAGAACTGGAAGATGACGTTATTCCCCGGCTCGACCACTACAAAGCCTGGAGCGGGAGATTGCGAACAAAGACGCATGGTGGACTCCGTGATGGTAAGGGATGGATTGGCCAGATAGGCGGCGATGTCCGAGATGGGGGCGAAGGGGTTGAGGCCGAGGGGGAGTTTATGCTTCATCATCATCCGTAAATTCCTCGACTCCGTAACGCAATTTGTGAAGACGCCGATGCTCTTCGTTCGTCAGCGGCCGTTCTTTCCACGGCTCGAATCTCAAATCGTTGTCATCTTTGGGCCACTCAAATATACCCATGGCTTCGCCGCCGCCTTCGCTCATCCAGGCATGTTCGAACCGATTTTTGAGAGTATTGAAAAGGGCTGCGAGCCAAGGATAAGGCGGCGACCACGCTGTCTCAAATCGCAAGATAAGCGTGTCTTCTGTCTGTTCCGTTGGTTGGTGGCTATAAGCGTTCCATTTTGTACCCCAGTTTTCGCGCGACCAATCTAAAGCGTTCCGCACGAATGTCTTTTCGTGCTTTTGCGACACGCTGAATAACCAAAGATTTAGCGGCGTCGGCACAAGAATGTCAAAGTTAACCGGATCGCCAGTGAGCGCCAGAATATATCGTTTCTTTGCTAAGTCCACGTCACGGAAAGTAAGTTCATTTAACACGTGATTCGGCATTTCCACCCCCCATCCCCGCCACTGCATGAACCGCAAACACCGCCGCCCGCATCGCCTCGACATTGGGCGACAGCCTGTAGAGCGCATCCGCCAGCCTCAACGGGTCGATTCCGAGCCCATGCCACCATGAGGCTTCGCCCACCCGGTGCTGCTCCATGTGGCAGTCGTGGCATCCAGGAGCGGTGAACTGGTCGTCGGGCTTGGTGGCAATGCCCGTAATAGGCTTGCCGGCCCGCGTCATCCTGACGTGCATCGCCTCTCCGCAGGGGTCGCGCCCGCACTTGACGCATGGGCACTGGCGGATCGCCTCGAGGTGCTCTTGATCATGCTGGCGTGGAGCGCGGCCCATGGAAGTCTTCGCCTTGCGGGCGGGGGCCGGCACTTTGAACAAGGAGCCGGGCGCGTGCGGTAGCCTAATGCGGCCTGCTATGCTCATCGGGCTCATGCCGCCAAGGCTGTATCGATTGCGGCTTGAACGCGCGTCACGTCCGAGGACAAGTTGAACGATCCCGCGCGCTCCATCTGCTCGGCAATCGAAAAACGGATGAAGCACATATTCGGCTGGTTGTGGTCGTTCGGACGCCCGTAGCATGAACGAATCAGCCGTTCTAGCGTCGAAGCGGCGAGGTTGTAGTCATCCTCTGACCATGCTTTGCGGCCAGCCTGACGCATCGCCATATCGGCGGCGTCGAAGGCGGAAGCGCGGATCAGCGATGGCAGCGGGTTCATGGCTCTCATGATCGACTCCCCTAGCAACACGAATAGCGTACCTCACAATCTGTTAGCTTGCAAGTCTTTTCCACAGGGATTATTTTCACCACTTGTCAACAGTGGGCATTGCCAGCCTAACAGCGCGTGAGGTAAAGCCAAGGTCATGACTGATTCGCAACATCTCAAGTCTGAAAATGGCGTCATCCTAGCCTTGGGCGGATTTCGTTCGGTTGCGGAGTTGTGTGGCGTCACACCGGAAGCGGTGATGAACTGGCGCCGGGAGCGCGGCTTTCCCGCCGATACGTTCGTGTTGTTGACGAAGGAGCTGGCAAAGCGCGGCTATCGGGCGCCGGAAAAGTTGTGGAAGATGCGCACGAAAAGTACGATTTAATTCAAACCGAGGCCCTTACGCGATGCGAGGCTAAACGGTCACCCCATCTCAGAGGGTTCAAGGAAGATGGCAGGTTTTACGGCATTGAAAGCACTCGTAGCTCAGTGGATAGAGCGTCGGCCTTCTAAGCCGAAGGTCGCAGGTTCAAATCCTGCCGAGTGCGCCCAGTATACGGTATGCTGTGGTTGCGGCGGATATACGCGGAGAATCAAAGGTCGCTGCGAAACATGCGGCGATATTATCCCCAATTAGCCGGCCGTCATAACGTCTTCTGCCCCAGGGTGACCGTTCAGCCGCCCCGCCATCTCAGAGCCGGATTGATCCAGATCATGCCCATCAAATCCACCGTCCCCCGCAAGATTTCCGCGCTCCTGCTTGAGCTTATCGCACTGGCCGACTATGCGCTTGCCGCGCCCTTCATCTCCTACCTTAACCTCGCCGACCAGATCGAGCGCCTCCATTCCGATCTCGTCTCAGCCAAGATGCGCGCCAACCATCTCGGCATCAACTTCGCCGCCGCGGACATGCTCCTGCAAGCGATCGAGCACCTCGCCGAAGCTGATCCGTCCTCCGAAGACGGCCGCTGGGGCCTCCTTGTCGAACAGCTTGCCATCTATGTGCGAGCCGACATGAAACGGGCGGGTGAACTCGAACTGCAACAGATGCGGGAGCGGGTATGAGCGCTGGACCTTTCGCGAATGAATTTCATTGTGATCTGTGCTGTTTCTATTGTGAAACTCCATTATATATATTGGGGCGCGTATCTATTGCCATATACTGCGCGCGCGCTGGAGTATATCGCGCCAAGCAGCTATTCGCGCGTTACGCTCGCTGTTCGAGAGAGCATTTGGTGCGAAAAGCCGATGGTGGAGTAAGCCTGCCAAATAACATCGTGTCTGCATGCGTGTGGTGTAATACGACTCGGGGCGAGTCGAGTCCGAGCGCGCACAAAAGCAGAATTGCAAAATTACTCTCAAGAAACCGCCATCCCGTGGGCACGCCATGGCGAAAATATGAGCGGTGGCGAAGGATTGCTAGGAAATCAAGAATGGCAATGCCGACTATTCATCGTTCTTTTCATCTCGCGTGACAAAGACGATCGCCATGACCGACGACTTCCCCACCAAAATCCGCACCCTGATGCAAGCCGGCCATGGCAGCGTCTATATCGGCCGCCAGCTCGGCATCTCCAAGGACGCCGCGTTGCGCCTGATGCGCAAGGCCAAGGCCGAAGACCTTTCCTCTACCTCCTGCATCACCACCCTTCCCCTCGACCGCATCATCGTCGGCGAGCGCATCCGCGAGAAATTCGACAACATCCCACAACTCGCACAATCGATTTCCGACCGCGGCGGCCTCATCAACCCCATCACCGTCGGCCCCGCCCTCCCCGACGGAACGCACGAGCTCATCGCCGGCGACCGGAGAATGCGGGCCTGGCAGCATGAGAACTGCCGGTTCAAGGGCGAACCGATCCCGGTCACGATCTTCAACCCCGACGACAAGACTCGCGCGGAGTTTGACGAAAACGAACAACGCGATGCACTGAAACCCTCGGAATACCTCAAAGCGATGCGCATCTTCGAGCGCGCAAAGGACGCCTGGGAAGCCAATACTAAGGCCAAGCGTTCCACGGAATCAAAGCCCGCTCCCGGCCGTCCCGCCGATCCCGAGGCACCCCGCGCGGGGCGCTTCAAGGACCAGATCGCAGCTTATGTCGGACGTGACCGCAAGACGGTGGAGAAGGCTGTCGAAGTCGCCATGGCCGCAGAAGAAAACCCCGAGCGCTTCGGCAAGCTCCTCTCCGACATGGACCGCACGGAGAACGTCAACGGTCCCTACCGCCGCCTCAAGATCATGCAGCAGACCGATGCGCTCAAGGCGCAGCCGCCTTCGCTCCCAGGCCAGGGTCCCTATTCTGTGATGGTGATCGACTATCCGTGGCCGCATGAACCGGACATGAGCCAAGAGGAAATCGATGCGGCAGGACGTTCGCTGCGGCCCTATCCGCCCATGGCGTTGGATATCGGCCGAAGCTTCATGCTGGATCATGTCGGACCGCTGGTCGCCGATGATGCAATCGTTTTCTTCTGGACCACGAATTTCCATATGCCGCACGCATTCTCTTTGCTGGCGCCATTGGGATTTCCGGTGCATTCCACTATCGGAACGTGGGTCAAACAACGCCAGGGCCGCGGCCAAGTCCTGCGCGACAAGACCGAGCACTGCATCGTTGCCAAGCGCGGCAAGCCGCTTATCAACTTGACCCACCAGACCACCGCCTGGGAAGGCTGGAGCCAGCCGCGGGAAAACTCGATGAAGCCTCCGGAGTTCTACCGCATGGTGGAGACACTGTGCCCGGCCAAGCGATATTCGGATATTTTCTCGTTCGGTCCGCGCGGAGCGCTGTGGGACTGCTACGGCGATCAGGCGCAGCTATTGGCGGTGCAGGAGGAGGCGGCGGAATGAACCGCGATAAAATCACGTCTTATCAGCGCGCGCTGTTGCGATTGCGGGCGTTTGAGCTTCTGAGGGGATTCGAACGGCCTGGAGAGCAAGAGGAAATTGCCGGGAAATTCGTGAGATTGAACAAGCCGTTGCCATACCTTGAATTGAGAAAGATTGCTTTCGAATTGGCAGATTTAGCTGCTGACGACCCGTCTGCTTCAACGATAGAAGAAGACGCGGAGGCGGCGGAATGAAAGACAGTCTGAACCAGATTCTCGCCGAGCGCCAAGCCGTCATCGAAAAGCGTCTCACGGAATTGCGCGACGAACTAATACCGCTTGAAAGTGAGTTGAGTTTTATCAAGCAATATCGAAATGCCAGCGCAAACCGCTTTACTCTCGAAAGTGCTACCATTAAGCAATTGATCACCGCCGCATTGTCTCGCATGCGCGGTGGCGGAAAGCCGGTGGCGATCAGAAATTTCATTTTCGAGGAGTTTTCCCGCGATATCGACCGCAATACTATCGGGCCTCAAATCTCGCGTATGGTTGTGGATGGTTCGGTTCGTCGTGACAGCGATGGCATTTATCATTTGACCGCCGAGGCGGCGGAATGAAAACGCTGTTCTGCCGGCTATGCTATTGGATCGTGACCGTTTGGCCGATCGGTTTCAGCTCATGGCAACCACGTTCCATGCGTTATCCTAGCGAGGAGGCGGCGGAATGAGCGATCGCAGCGCCATAGAATGGACCGACGCGACATGGAATCCGGTGCGCGCATCATTTAGAACGACAGTGCGATACCCTAATCTCGGTGCGATGGAAACCCGCATCGGCTGGCACTGTGAGCACATCTCCGAAGGTTGCCGCTACTGCTATGCCGAATCCATGAATCGCCGCTTCGGCACCGGCCTCGACTACAAGCCCGGTCATCGCGGCGACATCGAAATCTTCCTCGACGAGACGACGCTGCTCGCGCCGCTGCGCTGGAAGAAGCCGCACATGATCTTCGTTTGCTCGATGACCGACTTATTTGCCTCGTTCGTCACGGACGAATGGATCGACCGCATCTTTGCCGTGATGGCGCTCTGCTCGCGGCATACGTTCCAGGTGCTGACGAAGCGACCGGAACGGATGCGGGAATACTGCTGCGCGATGATAGCCGGCAAGCGCAACATCATTCAAGCTGCGAAGGACTTTCGTAACTCAATCACGGATGCAGCGGTCGCGCGAGGCAGTTTGATCGTTGACTACCCGGAAGAGGGAGAGCCGATAAAAATCCGCCCCCTCCCCAACGTTTGGCTCGGCACTTCCTGCGAAGATCAGGCAGCCGCCGACGAACGCATTCCGCATCTGCTGGCGACGCCGGCGGCGATTAAGTTCGTGAGCGCGGAGCCGCTATTGGGATCGATCGACCTAACTGAACTTTATCCGGATATCCAATCCGAGAATGCGCTTCACGCTCTAGCTGGCATCCGAGCAAATCCAAATGGAACAGCGAGTTTCTGCCGTGGCCTCGATTGGGTAATCGTCGGCGGCGAGAGTGGCCCGCACGCGCGGCCAATGAATCCGGATTGGGCTCGTTCGATTCGAGAGCAGTGCAAGGCGGCAAACGTACCTTTCTTTTTCAAGCAAAACGGTGAGTTTAGACCAGTCAGTGATATTCCGATCGAAGAAATACCGAATGGCGGTTACATTTATAAATTTGGTCCCACGGGCGAATCCGTCTGCCGCATCGGCAAGAAGCGCGCCGGGCGCCTCCTCGATGGCGTCGAACATAACGGAATGCCGTTGCGCCCATGCTGACCGACGCCGAACTCTCCGATCTCAAATCGCGCCCCGAGAACGACTGCGGCGCACTCGCCCAGCGCTTCGGCGTCACGCTGCATCGTTCCGGCTCGCGCACCGTTGGCCCGTGCCCGCTGTGTTGCACTGATCTATCCTCGCGCCGGAAGGCGTGCTTTGAAATCAAGGAGAACGGATATGCCTTCGTTTGCGCGAAGTGCCATCAAGGTGGAGACTGCATCGAACTCGTTTCGCGTTATCTTAACATCGAGTTCCTTGCCGCCGTTGAATGGCTCGGCGGGACCAAGGCGGTGGATCCCGCTATCGCTGCGGCCCGAGAGCGCGAACGTAAAGCCCAACAGGACAAACGCGACCGCGCTGCCGCTTATTTTCGCGAACGCGCCCGCACCAACCTCTACACGACATGGAACAAAGCCCACAAACTCCCGGGCACTCCCGCCGAAGCCTATCTGAAGCTGAGAGGCATCGACGTTCCACCTCATGAATATGAGAAACTACGTTTACGCTACATGGACAACTGCCCATTCTTTCACGGCGAGGAAATCGGCCCCGATGGCAAAAAGTATCAGAGGATCATCCACCGCGGGCCCGCGATGCTCGCCCCGATCACCGACAACGAAGGAAAATTCAGGGGACTCCAGTTCACTTGGATCGACCTCGCGCAGCCGAAAGGTAAAGCGGCCATCATCGACCCCGACACGGGAGAAGAAGCTTCGACGAAAGGTCGAAAGACTCGAGGCTCGGTTGCGGGAAATCATATCGATCTCGTTGGCCCTCGCGCGCCGAAGCAAATCATCGTCGGCGAAGGCACGGAATCGACGCTCTCAATCTGGCAAACCATGATCGCCTGCGGCATCGACATTTCCACCACCGCCTTCTGGTCGGCGCTCGACCTGGGCAATCTCGGTGGACCCGCACAAGATTCGCTGACCTACCGGACCGAAGACAACAAGCCGCGCCGCTGCCCCGGTCTCACTCCAGCTTTGGACAAGCCCCAGATTATATTGCCCGACTCAACGGAAAGTGTCGTGATGGTCGGTGACGGTGATTCTCATCCGTTGCTGACGCAAGCCGCGATCTACAGGGGCGTGCAGCGGTGGCGAATCGCGCGGCCCGATGTATTGGTGCGCGTGGCGTGGGCGGACAAGGGGACAGACTTCAACGACATGCTGCGGGGGAGCTGATACCATGGGCAAACGGAAGATCATCCAGATTGCGGTTGCGGTGTCACATCAATCAAGTCGCGCCGACGACCTTTTTCTTTACGCGCTTTCCGACGACGGCACTGTATGGCGCAAAATCCAAGCGCATCCAGGCTGGGTGCAAGTCGACACCGACGCCATCACCGCCCCCTGATCTGCTATCCTCCCCGGTTTAGCAACTGATTCTCTTGCCTCAAGGCCAGCGAAGCGATTCGCGGGAGCGGGGTGGACTTTGCGCATCGTTGAACCGATCCCGTTTTGCTGCGGCATGCCTTGGCACGCACGATATTTCGAGGATTTCGAAACGATTAGCGCAGCCTGTATGTATTGCGATCGAGCGATTGCCGTGCCTTTGGAGGCGAAGGACAAAAAGGTCGCCTGCATTTATTGCGGACTCGATAAAGGCTTTCTTCCCGCGGTTGAGATCGAGCCGTGACTCCCCACCGCCCCCCCACCCCGCAGGAACTTCGCATCGCCCAAATCCTGCGCGACGCGAAGCCCCCGGAGCGTCCCGATATCGAGGCCCTGTCATCCCCTCCCCGCAAGCGCAGCGCGCCCCGTGCGCCATTTGCCGCTGTTGGCGACAGCAAAGAATCACCACCCTCCCAAACGGGAGGATCGCCGTCGAATGAAAAAACACGACCGGCGGGAGAAGCCGGCCGCGGCGAAGCCTCGCCATCATCGAGCACCCTTACAAATCAGCGCCTCGCTTTCCTGCCCCTGACAGATCTTGGCAATGCGGAGCGGTTCGTCGAGCGTAACCGCGGGAAATTCATCGCTTGTTCGGCGATCGGTTGGCTGCGGTGGGACAACCGCCGATGGTGTAAGGATGGCGTTGACGAGAGGGTCAGGATCGCCGCCCATGAGACCGTGAGAGCGATCCAGGACGAAGCGGATGCAATCGCGGATACCGATCTCGATACGAAAGTGGGAAAGAAAGGCCCTGCCAAGGATAAGCAGGCCGTGATGCTCTCCGACAAGCTCCGCGCCTGGGGCCGCAGATCAGAAGCAAATTCGGCCCTCAACCAACTCGCCGACCAGGCGCAGGCCTATCTTTCCGTGCTCCCCCATCAGCTCGACGCCGACGGCTATGCGATCAATGTCAGGAACGGTACGCTCCGAGTGAAACGTGATGCGTCCTCCGACGAACCCGCCATCACCTTCACGCCACACGATCCCGCAGATTTTATCACCAAGCTGTGTCCTGTGGACTACGACCAGGATGCCACCTGCCCGCGCTACGATGAATTTCTCTCCGAGGTGCAGCCGACTGTGGAAATGCGTCGATTCCTGCACCAATGGATGGGCCTGAGCCTCACCGGGGAGACCGGGGAAGCGCGCATGGCGATCTTCTGGGGCGTGGGACGGAATGGCAAGAGTGTGTTCATGGAGACCGCGGCCCACATCGCCGGAGACTATTCGACCACCGTTCCTGTGGAGACGTTCGTGTCCGACTCCCGCGGCCGTAATGCCGGCCAGGCCACCCCAGACCTCGCCAAGCTTCCCGGTGTCAGGTTGTTAAGGGCATCCGAGGCCGAACGCGGCGGGTCCCTGCAAGAAACACTGATCAAGTCCGTGACCGGGGGCGACCAGATCACCGCACGAAATCTCAACCGTCCCTATTTCGATTTTTATCCCCAGTTCAAACTCACGATCACCGGGAACCAGCGCCCTAATATCAAAGGTACAGACGAAGGCATATGGTCTCGGGTGACCCTTGTGCCCTGGACCGTGGTGATCGCACAAGAGAAGCGCGATCCGCAACTCCTCTCCAAACTCAAGGCGGAAGCTTCCGGCATCCTCAACCGCTATCTCGATGGTCTCCGCGACTGGCTCGATCACGGCTTGAAGCTCCCCGACGAGGTGAAGGAAGCCACCGCTGAATACCGGCGCGACCACGATGCCTTGGGGAGATTCCTGGAGGAGGCGACTCGCCGCAAGGAAGGCTCCCGCGTCGGCGTCACCGAAGCCTTGAACGTCTTCAACGGCTGGGCCATCGCCAATGGCATCAATGAATGGAAAGGCAAGGGCTTTTCCAACGCCATGACTGAGCGCGGCTACCGCAAGATCAAGTCCGACGTGATGCAGTTCCTCGATATCGAGCTCATCAAATCAAGATTGGATTATGTGGACTATGAAAACAAGCCGATACGGCAGCACCAGATGGGCATGAGCTATGAGGAGGCGTCGTCGTGAGCGTTAGCTGCGCTCGCCAAACGAAACGGCTTCCGCTCTCATTCAAAAAGCGGAAGCCGTGGGCTGAGACAAGGTGTCTCTTCCGGTCCACCAGCCCTAGCGGGGTGTGTCGGCCGACACTGGTGGCCCAACTACGGGCGAAATTCGTTTACCCATTCCCACGTGACGGGTCAATATCTGTCTCGAAAGCAACTCACTGATCTTCCCAAAATTTGGGAGGATGGGAGGATCATTCCGACTTATCCACAAGAGGACGAAGCGCAAAAGTGAAATGTAAGCACATAGGCAGGCACAATCCTCCGCTCCATCCTCCCATCCTCCCGGTTTTGGGAGCATTGCCCCATGGCGCAAGCCGTTGAAATCATGAGCGATGGGAGGGTGAGGGAGGATAGACGCGGTTTTTATGTATGAGGACTCACGCGAGGACGTAAAAACAGATTCTATACGCGATATAGTAAAAACAGGAATCATCCTCCCAACCTCCCAAAGGGAGATTCAAGTCTGATGATCTTTAGCCTCGATAAGCTTTGCCGCGCGCCGGCGCGCGGACCACAACCCCTAAGCCCTTGAAATGACTCACCCCGCCTTGTAACGCCGCGGGGAATTTCCCCGCCGCGTTAAAAACCGAATCGGTGTAGGATCAGGAATCTCGCGGCGGCGTGGAAGGACACGCGCAGTATGCGATGCCGGCCTTTCGAGCATTAGGTTGTCTCGACTGTCGAAAGGGGAAGCTAGCGCCCAACGCAAAGCCGGTAGTCAGTTGTCGAGGCTGACCCGCGAGATAACTGTTCACTCCCCGGCAGGCGTCCTGGACCGGCCACGCTCACGGTCACTGTGTATGCTAGACACCTCGCAAGCCGCCGTGGCGGGCCGGGGGCGAATCAGGCTAAAGGCTGATTGGGCGCTGATCGACTGGGGGGAAACTTCGATGCCATCGAGCCTATGGATGTCTGGCGCGGCGATGCTGGGGCGCTTGTTGCGCTCTCATGGCGTGCGACTGCCGATCCTCAGCAAGGGGCGCGTCAGGATAGTGATTGGCGTGTTGTTCTCTCCTCCAGGCTCAGAACCATGGGCCCCTCCTCCCGGCTCAAACGACAATCGATGCTTCTGATGGTCCCGATTCTTGCCGCGGTGATCTTTCCCGTGACAATGATTGCGCTCGATTGCGCGGCGGCGGTCGCTTACGGCTTCGCCGGCGATTGGCGGCGCTGCGTCTATTGGCTTGCCGCTGCTGTCCTGACGCTTTGCGTGACGGTGTGAGTTTATGGCGAGCGCTCTTGATCGCCGCACCGTTCACCGCCGCTACGGCGAGTTCATACCACTCGCGGAAGTCCCCATTGCTCTGGCGAACGGCTGGTGCCTGATCGATGATTTGGGCGGCGGTCCGATGAGTGACGGCTATGCGCTGCTTGCTCCACCTCGGACATTCCAGATGGAACATGCCGCATGACATGGCACATCGGGCGCACCGAAGCCCATCGCGAGCATATAGCCGCTGCGGGATTGATCGCGCGCCATGTGCGGGTTTATCTCCCGGAAATTCCCTGCCATCGGAGATGCGGCAGGCGATCGCGCAATGTGCTCGAACCATTATTCCCAGGCTATCTGTTTCTCAATTTGCATCCATGGGATTCGTGGACCTTGATCCGGAGCGTCAACGGGATGCTCGTTCATCGTCCCTATCTCGGCAACGGAGTGCCTGCGATTATTTCTCCCGCGATCGTCGATGCCATAAAATCTCACGAACAGGAATTGATCCAGGGTCCAAAGCCCTCGCCATTTCGGGTCGGACAGGCCGTCGAGGTCGCATTGGAAGATCATTTCGGCAGGCTGTCCGAGTTGCATGCCATAATTGAGTCCCTCGCAAAACTCGACCGGCAAGGTCGGATCAAAGTCGGAACCGCCTTTCTCGGCCAGATTGTATCGATGGAAGTGGACGCTTCGAAAGTGCGCCTTGCGGATGCCTCCGAATCGGCCTATGGACGGAAAGTCAGCTAGGCCCAGCGGCCGAAGTCACGGCGAGCGAGCTAGAGCGAGAGCGGACGGCGCCCGTGGCGGCAGGTTCTCCCCTGCTCGCTAATTCCAGACACTCTCCGGAGTTATGGGATGGCCGCGCATGCCCGCCTGCCCTTTCATGCAAAACTGGCCCGCATTCGTTACGGGCCTTTTTTTTAGGGGCAGATGAAACATTAACTCACGGAATCGCGGCGGAATCGGTTTTATGGGCGTTCTCGGAAATCCGGATCATGAGCGCTTTTGCAAGGCATTGCGCACCCGACTCGCCGCCCGCGAAAAGCGCAGCAAAGCCCGCATCAACGCCTATCGCGAAACGATCTATGCCGGCGAGCCCGATGTTCCCGACAAAAAGATCGAATCGAACGCCCGCAAGCTCTCGAACAAGCCCCACATCAGGGCGCGACTGGACGAACTCGCCGAACTCGAAGCGAAGATCGCTGGAATCGAACGCGCTTGGTTGCTGGTCGAAGCCAAGGATCAGCTTGACCGGATCAAAGGGGCCGATATTGTTGAACGCACGTCCGAGCTGCTTTCGATCCTCGATTTCATCGCCCGCGTTGGCGGTTTCTCCGCGCCGATCAAGGTCGCCCCCACCAATCCCCAGGGCGATGGTCCTGCGGAAATGATCGTGACCGACGAACAGCGCGCCAAGGCTCTTGCTGCGCTGATGGCCAAGACCGGACTGATGATCGCCGCACCATGAGCGCCAACCCCCAAGGCACGCGCCTGATGGTCGAATCGATGGCCGAAGATATTGACCGCGAGAAGCAGACGCACAAAGCTGCGGGATACGGCGAGAGCAAAGTCGGAAGCAACGAGCGTTGCGACAACTGCTACTGGTTTTCGATGAAACTCGGCAAAACATGCTGTGGACTCGTTCAGGACCCGATTCATCCGACCGGATGGTGCAAATACTGGTCGCCGAAGGCGGGGATCGAGATGACGGCGAAGACGATGCGGGGTCGACCGGCTGGCGCCCGCCGTTAAGCAAAACCCGCCGGACCTCCCGGCAATTCCCGAAACCTGGAGAAATATCATGCGGATTTCAAAGACGCGCGGCGCTTTGATCGGACTTGCCGTTTTGGGCATCGGCTCCGGTCTTGCCTATGCGGCGGGCATGTGGAGCACCTTGCCGATCGTCGGCAATCCGTCCTTCTGCGCCTCGAATGTCTCCGGCGTTGGTCTTCCGGCCTCCCAGGGTCCGTTCGGCATCGTTCCCGGCTCTACGCAGGGCAACAGTTCGGGCATCTGCGGGCAGACTGTACCGGCCGGACCTCCCACGCTTACGGGCAATGAACTCATTCCCGCGGATACCGGCGGTCAAAGCGTCGGCCCGACCGGCGCCGCACCGGCGACCGTTACCATCCCGTCGCCGTTGCTTTTCAACCGGGTGAATTGGCTGGTCGGCTCCGATTATGGTCAGAGCCTCTGGCAGCGCGGCACCACTCCGGTCAATGCCGGGACTCCGGCGGGGAATGCCCTTTACACCGCCGATGGCTGGTATGTTTACACGACCGGCACGCAACAGGTCACGGTGTCGAAACAGACCGGATCGACCGATCAGCCGCCGGCTTCGCTCGCGTCAATGCGTGTACAGCGCCCGTCCACACAAGCCGGCGTGGCACCGATTTGCGTCGGACAGCTTATCCCGGATGATTCCTCGCAGAGCTTCATCGGCCGCACGGCGGTCTTCTCGATCGACGCGATAGCGGGGGCACTCTTCTCGCCGAACCAAGACGCGGTGTCGATGATCATCGCGTATCATTCCGCTGCTGATGCGACCGCGGCGGCCAACGGGCAGGGCACCAATACCGCGACTTTCGCGTCGTCGGCCGGGGCGACGCAAAATATCACGAATTACACCGAGGCGGTGAATACGCTGGTTCCGCTCGGAACCGCATGGAATACGCGCTATTCCGTCGCTGCCGTGATCCCCGCTTTGATTCCAGGCACTTCGACGGCGACGACGGGTGTTGGCGTCAAGATTTGCTTCACCCCGGTAGGTACAGCAGGCGCAACCGACTGGTTTGAATTCGGCAAGGCACAGTTGGAGTCTCGTGCCGGCGGTGCGGTTGGTCCGTCTCCCTACGTGCCCAATCTTTTGTCGGCCGAATGGGCCTACGAACAAGCACGGTATTTCCAGGTCAATGAAGGCGTCGGGGGAACTCCGATCGTCGGTTACGGAATGGTCAATGGGACCAACAATGAACTGATCGGAATCAACTTTCCGGTGACGATGCGAATAACTCCCGTGACCTCGCCGATCACGGCAGGCGGCTTCCGCCTCGATATCGCCGGAACGTTGACAGCGACGGGAACCATTGGCGCCCCGGCAAACGGCAACACCAAGCAGATCGGCGAGTTGAATACGACCGCCGTTGCGACCTCCGGCCAGGCGACTTGGCTGACCGGCGGCCAGCTCGGGACAGGCGTGCTTGGCTTCAGCGCCGAGCCGTGAAGCAATGCCGGCGTGGCTCTCGATCGAAAGCCTTGCCGTCATGGCTCTCGCTTTATTGGGTATAAGCCTTCTGATCTGGCGCCGCCCGCGTTACCTGCCGCCAAGACGGCGTGGCAGGAAAAAGCGGCGCCCTTTCTAGGCTTCCTGGTCATGGTTGCCTTCTGGCCAGGAATGCTGGGCGCCGGGCTGACGCCGCGCTGGGCGGTGTTGTGGGTAGGGTTGCCGATCTTGGCGGTGCCGCCGCGCATGACGGCGATTGGATGGGTCGGAGCTTCGTTTCTGGCGTTTGCTGTTCTATCTCTCGCGTGGTCGCCGTTTCCGTTTGATGGTGTTTATGAGTTAGCGGTCTTCGGTGCGGGAGCGCTCGCATTCTGTCTCGGGTCCAACCTTGAACGGCTCGGTCATGTGTTTTATGGTGCGGCGCTGGGGCTCCTCCCGTCATCCACCATTGCGGTGATCCAATGGTTTCATGGTCCGATAGCGGATATCCTGCAACTGACGCCGCATCCGAGCGGGCTGTTCGTCAACGCGAACATGATGGCGGAAGCGAGTGCGTTAGTAGTGTGTGGACTGATCGCGACGCATCGGCATTTCACGCTTTGTCGTTACGCGGCAGTGTTTGCAAGCTTGCCAGTTCTCCCGCCGATGCGGCATTCGCAGATAGCGGACCATGCCGCCGAACGGCAAAAATCCGCATTCCGTGTCCTTGCGGCGAAACCGATTTTTACGGCAAGCTCATCGGTTATCAGTGCGGTCGCTGTCGCGGCATCTTTACCCGCACTTATATTCCCGATGCAGCGCGCGTCGATGATCGCTTTGGCGATTGTGGGTATGATCTCCATCGCTTTGATCGCGATCAAAAGACACGCATGGAAATGGCACGGCGCTTCAGTCGGTCCCATGATTACGCTGTGCGCGACAGGGCTTTGCACGATTCTCTTTATCGCGCTTTCAAAACCGACGGGATCGTTGTCTGAACGCTTTGATATCTGGCGCGCTACGCTTTCCGGCCTGACTCCCTTCGGCCACGGCTCCGGTTCGTTCGAGGGCCTGTTTCCGATCTACAGTAATGACCTTCTGAATGGCCTCTATCTGCGTCCGCTCTACGCCCACAATGACCTCCTACATCTGGCATTCGAATATGGGATGTTTTCGCTTATTCCCGCCGCGATGGCGGCCCTGCTATTGGCTCGCTCGGTATCGCCGCTGCGCTGTGTTCTTGCGGTGTTCGTGATTGTGGGGTTATTCGGGTTTCCGCTTTTCATGCCGGCGACGTTGTTCTTGGCAAGCATTGTTGCGGGGCATCTTAGTCGCGAGTGGCCTGAGCTTCGCTGGGCTGAACTGTATCGCGGAATATTACGCTACCGAAGGCTGGGCCACGCTTGACCTCGATAAGACGGATGTTGCGAGAAAGTTGTTTCCATTCCGGTCTAACTACAGGGTGGCATCCGCGCATTTATCGTTGAACGGTCCAAGTGACGCGGCGACCCTGCAAATTCTCGAACGCGCAATTGCGACCGATCCGAACGACATGACCATCCGCGAGGCGATCCTGATCCATCATCTTCGGCGCGGCGACCGCAAGGAAGCGGAAGCTGCGTTGCTCGACCTCAAGCGCATCGCCCCCTATTCGCCCGTCGCGCGGTCACTCTTACAGGTGCGGCCCGATCCATGAAGATCAGCAAAAACAGTGCGCGTGGGCTTGTCGTGGCCATGGTATTGGGTATTGCCGCGATGGCGCCCGGCATCTATGGCGCATTCGTTTCGCGTCTATTTGCCCAGGGCAACCAGTCTGGCGCGTCCGTCGAGGGCATCCCCGTCAATCGCTCGACCGTCAACGGTTCAATCACGATCACCACGGGGAATACCTTTCAGACAGTATTGGCATCGAATCTCACAACGCAATTCGGCCAAACCGTCACGCCGCGCTACGCGCTCACGATCGAAAATAACAATGCGAGCGACAGTTGCTGGCTTTATCTTGGGAACGGAATCGCGACGAAAGCGATTTCGATCCTCTTGCTTCCCGGCGGGTCATATACGCGATACTGGCCATTTGTACCTTCCGATCAAATCCAGGCGACCTGCTCCACGACCTCGGACACGCTGTATGTCGATACGCAATAAGATATTCGAAGTCGTCGCGGCGCTTCTCGTTTCTGCTTTTCCTGCGCTTGCCGATGGGATCAGCAATCCTGGAGGCAGTGGCGCGGGCTTGACTCTCACGGTTAATTCAACCGCCGTTTCCGGCGCCACGGCTGGGCAGGCGCTCTACTCGGATGGCACGAAGCTACAAGCCAGTGGGATTCTCATAGGCAGTGGTGGCAATATCTATGGCGGCTCTGCGGTCGGCTCGACCGTCACCGTCAACGGCACTTCGAACGGTTCGCCCTCGGCGGCCTACGTGTTCATCGACACGATCGGCAACAAGGTCTCAATCGGCCAAGCGGTAAACCCGGACGCAAGCCTCACGATCTATGGAGGCACCCAGGGCGCACAGACAGTGGCGCCGCCCAATACAGCGCACTTGCACATCGTCGGTCCGGACGGCACCTTCACCGTGATGCTGGTGGATGATTTCAGTTCCGGCGCTGCTAACGGCAATAATCTCCAGTTTCGCAGGGCGGATGGCACCCTAGCCAGCAAGACCGCGCTGCAAGCCAACGACGTGATCGCCAACATCGGCGCTTTAGGTTTCGACGGCACTGCCTATAGCGGTGGACAGGCGAGTATCAGGTTCATCGCGCAGGACAACTGGGTGAACGGTTCGGACCACGCTACTTTCATCGACTTCAGGACCACGCCCGCCGGGTCCGTTACGTTGGGTGTGGCCGCGAAGTTATTTGGCTCCGGTGGCTTTTCGATCGGGCCGACGCCGGTCGATCCCGGCGCGGGCGGCATCTACGCGGCCGGTCAAATCGCCGCGCCCAATATCACCGCAACATCGGCCGGTGTTACTGGCACTGTATGCTGGACGACCGGCACCGGCGCGTTCACGATCGATACCACCACGACATGCCTCCTTTCGTTGGAAGAGCTAAAAGACAAGCGCGGGCCGATTATAGGCGCCCTCGATATTGTCAAGCGCCTCGATCCGTTCTGGTTCTCGTGGCGAGAGGGAACCACACAACGCGCTGGCGATACGCAGGTACAGCCCGGTTTCGGTGCGCATCAAGTTGCGAGCGTCGATCCGCGGCTCGCTGCCTACGACAAGGACGGCAATCTACGCGGCGTGCGCTACCAGGAAATGACCGCCGTGCTCGCTGCGGCACTCAAGGAAGCTGAATTCCGGATTGCTGAACTCGAAAGGAAGGCTATATGGTCCGAGTCGCCGCCGCTTACCTGCTGTATGCCCTCTTTTGCGCCGTTGCATTAGCCGAAGACAAAAACATCCTCGCCGTTATCGAGCCGGCCGATGCGCAGGCGTTAAGCCAAATCATCGACGACCAGTTGCCGCCGCGCTATGGGCGCATCGTAGTCGAATGGTTCAATCGTTTGGTCATGCGCCAACAGCAGCGCGATAAGGAATCACTCAAACCTCCTATCGAATCACCCCCGAACTGAAAGGAAACCTCCCAATGCCCAACGATATCGGCGACGTGAAAGGCATCACCGGCACCTCCATGAACCTCAATACGCAGCCGGGTTATGGCGCGGAGAAGCCGTCCGCAACCGCCGGCACGGCGAATCCCGGCAATACCAAGCCATCGAAGCCGGCGGAAAAGCCGGTCCCAATGCCGAAGTAATCTCATGCTGCAATCGATCGCCAACGCCTATTCCTTTGTGTCCGGCCTCAATGCGGCCGGCATGGCGGCGTTGGACAAGCTCCTCGCTCCCGAGCTCAAGGCACCCTGGCTTCCCGACCCGCGCAACGAACCGCAGTTGCAGGCCTACTACTCGGAAGCGGGTCTAATGCTCTACGGCGGGGCGGCCGGCGGGGGCAAGACCGACCTCCTGATCGGGCTTGCCCTCACCGCTCACCAGAACGCGGTGATTTTCCGAAAACAGAGCACCGACCTTCGGGGCATCGAGGAACGCCTGACCCAGCTTGCCGGCCGCGATGGCTGGAACGGCACGCTCAAGACCTTGCGCCGCGATCAGAGGTTGATCGAGCTCGGACACCTCGAAAAGCCGGGTTCGGAGGAAAGCTGGCGCGGTCGGCCCCACGATTTTATCGGCTTCGACGAGGGCGGCCAACTTTCGAAACACAAGGTCCGCTTTGTTCTGGGCTGGCTGCGCTCGGTCGATCCGAAACAAAGGCGCCGCGCCATCATCGCCAGCAACCCTCCGACCGGCGGCGAAGGCGAATGGCTTATCGAATGGTTCGCGCCCTGGCTCGATCCGAAATACGATAAGCCCGCTCTACAGGGTGAATTGCGCTGGGCGGTGACGGCGCCCGACAAGGACGGCACCACGATCTGGCTTCCTGACGGCTCCCCCATCGTCTTCACTGGGCAGCGCGAGTGGCGCTATGCCAGCGAAGCCGAAATCGCTCAGGGCGATTCCAACAATGATGTGGTGCAACCGCAGACGCGCACCTTCATCCAATCGTTGTTGCGAAATAACCCTTATCTGGCGAATACCGGCTACCGGGCGCAGATTCAGTTGCTCCCGGAGCCCTTGCGGACCCAGCTTCTCAATGGCGATTTTATTGTTGGGCGGGAAGACCACGAATGGCAAGTGATTCCGACGGCCTGGGTAAGGATGGCGCAGGAGCGCTGGAAGCCGAATCCCCCAGTTGGAGCCATGATGACGGCCATCGGTGTCGATGTGGCTCAAGGGGGTGGCGATCGTACCGTGTTGGCCCCGAGGTTTGGGCCATGGTTTGCGCCGCTTGTCGAGCGGCCTGGAATCTTGACGCCGACCGGTTCGCATGTTGCGGCCCTTGTGGTTGAGCACCGAAGGGACCGGGCCATCATCGTCATCGACATGGGCGGCGGCTATGGCGGGGCGGTGAAAATGCGATTGAACGACAATGGGATTGGCGTTGGCGAGACTATCGAGCACCTGCGGCCCTTCAATGGGGCGAATGCGTCGGACGAACGCTCGAAAGACCGCCAGTTGGGCTTTGCCAATAAGCGCGCGGAGGCAATGTGGCGATTTCGCGAAGCCCTTGATCCCGATCAGAACGGAGGCTCCCCGATCGCATTACCGCCTGATCCGCAGATTCTCGGGGATTTGACCGCTCCACGGTGGAAATTGACTCCCCGCGGAATCCAGATCGAGGACAAGGACGAGTTGAAAAAGCCCGAACGGTTGGGACGTTCTCCCGACAAGGGAGATGCTATCATCCAAGCGTGGTCGGAAGGTGAAAAGGGGTTGGTGCTTGCGGCGAGAAAAGCCGCAAGGATCGGCGACAATAAATCCATGCCTAAATTTCCACGTTCCGATGATCTTCCGAGCGAGCGCGGCACCGGATGGCTGGGACGGAGTTAGATGGATTACGGCTCGACATCGTCCGATCCGCCTCTCCCCGGCAACGAAGGGATTGTGCAGGAAGCCCTTGAGCGCTGGAAGGCCTGCAAGGAATTCCAGGGCACCCAGGACGAAAGAACGCGCGAGGATATCAAGTTCGCCAATGCTGATTCCAGGAACGCTTGGCAGTGGCCGACGAAGATTTATGCGCAGCGCACCGGGGGCGAATCCGAACTGCCGACGCTCACCATAAATAAGACGAGGGTGCATAACGACCTCATTATCAATGAAATCTCGAAGAATACCTTTTCCCCGAAGGTGCGGCCCACGGCGGGCAAGGCCTCCTATCAATCCGCGAAAGTGATGGAAAGCCTATTCCGCAGGACGTTCGATATTTCTCGGTTTGGAACGCATAAAAGGAAAGTCTGCGAGCAGCAGGTCGATGGGGGAATTGGGTACATACTGCTTGAAACTGCATTCATTTCCGAACGGTCGATGGACCAGGATATTTTTTTGAGGGCTTCGACCGATCCCACGGGGGTTTATATCGATCGCTATATTCGCCAGCCTGACGGGTCGGACGCAAAATTCGGTTTTGTCTTCGACAATATGCCGCGAAAGGAGTTCAACCGCCGCTACCCGGAATGGAAGGACAAGGTTGGTGCCGCTCCGCTCGATAGTGCATTTGCAGACTGGCTTTCCGACAAGGAAATCATGCTTTGCAAGTATTGGCGCAAAGAGGAAAAGAAGGACACGTTAGTCTGGTTCAAACGCGCCGAAACCGGTGATCCGGAACTGAAACTCGCATCCGAGATCAAAAGCGAAAGCGGCCGAGAGATTTTCGACGCCTTGATGGCGGATATCAAGGAAGGCCGCATCGACGGCAAAACCCGATCGGTGACTAACGACAAAGTGCGGTGGTATCTGATCGCGGGTGACAAGATTGTCGATGAGGGAGACTGGGCCGGAAAATATATTCCGATCTGCCGTTGCGTCGGTCGTGAACTCGTCATCGATAAGACGCTTGACCGAAAGGGCCATACGCGACCGTTGATCGACGCCAACCGGATGCTGAATTACTCGAATTCGGTGGCCGTACAATACGTCGCGTCGTCGATGAAATCGCAATGGCTGGCGCCGGCAAGGGCGACGGAGGGACAAGAACAATGGAAGACGCAAAACGTCGATAATTACGCCGTGATGCTTTATAATGACGTGGATGACGAGGCGCCGGAAAATCTTCAGACTATTGCGCCTCCGCAGCGCATCGACCCGCCTTCTCCGTCTCTCGGCTGGCTCAAAGTCGCCGAAGACGCCGAAAAGCACATGATGATGATCTCGGGCCAATACCAAGCGCAGCTCGGGGAAAACGACCAGCAGTCCGCGATTTCTGGCAAAGCCATCAACGAGCGCAAGGAACAGGGCGATACCGCGACCTACCATTTTCCCGAGCACATGAGCGACATGCTACGCTTTATTGGCGTGCAGTTGCTCGACCTTTATCCGAAAATTTATGACACCAAGCGTGCCCTTCACGTCATCGGCGAAGACGGCGAGAAATTCTGGCTCCAAGTCGATCCCAACATGGACGACGTGGTGCAGGAGGTAGCCGAGCAGCGAAACGACGAAGAGGCGATCAAGCTCGCCTTCAATCCGAAGCTCGGGGAATACGAATGCGTTTCCGACCCGGGACCCGATTATGCTACCCAGCGTCAGGAAGCCTGGAACGCCTTGTCGCAAATCCTCGCTGCAAATAAAGAACTAGGCGCCGTGTGCGCCGACCTCCTGTTCAAGTACGGGGATTTCGAGGGCGCGGAGGAATTGCGCGAACGGCTGTTGAAGGAAATCAAGGCCACCAAGCCCTACCTTTTCAACGACCAGATCGAACCGCAGATGGTGCAGTTGCAGGAGCAGAACAAGCGTTTGATCGCTATCAATTCCGACCTCATGATGAAGGCTGCGGAATCCAATCTGAAGCTTAGGGGCAGGGATGAACGCCGCGATATCGACGCCTTCAACGCCGACACCAAGCGTCTCGAAATGCAAGTCAACGCGCTGTCGAAGCTTCTCCTCACCCCGCAGCAGCGGGCGCAGATGGAGCATGAATTGAACGTCGGCGTTCACGAGCATGTGTTCGATATGATCCGCGAGGCCAATGCAACGCGGGTACTGGCCGGATTTGACGCGAACCCGGCCTGATCCGGCGCCATTTCTGTCGGCGCGCGCGGCGCGACTGCAAGAGCCGCATCGATAAGTTCGCCGATCGACTACGAAACCGCAAAAAATAAAGCAGAGCGTAAAAATGATCGAAGTGGCACACTCCATTAATTTGGAGCTTCTTGAACAGTTGAAAGATCGGGAATACCGTCAAAAGTTCTTTTTGGCGGAATCCTCAGCACAAATTGCTGCGCAACTAATTGCGCTAAGGAAGAAACGTGACCTAAATCAGCAAGAAGTTGCAGAATTAATCGGTACTCAACAGCCTGCAATTTCTCGCATCGAAAAGGCTGACTATCAAAGCTGGAGCTTTAGCATTCTGCGCAAGATTGCCGGCGCCCTTGATGCGCGTATTCGCGTCTTAATAGAACCTTCTGAGGATATTATTGCCGCGCCTGATGATATCAGTTCACTCGGTCTTCTCGCCAAGATTTCTGCTGGGCTCGCTGAATGAGCGACTTCGCCGAAGAACTGAGGATCATCGCCCACGACCGTCCGCGCTTGAAAGAGCGCGAATGTGCGTTGCTGAATCTTGCCGCCGATACGGTCGATGAACTGGAACGGTCGCAGCAGGCTTTGATCAAGGCTCAGCAGCGCGAAATCGAGATGAACAACAGGCTGCTTGCCATCCAAGCGCAGTTGATGCGCGCGAGCTTGGCTCCCATGTCGGGGAGAGTAACCGTCATCGGCTACAATCCGTCGTGGATCATGTGGGGGCAGGCAAAATGAAAGTCGCCGCCAATGTCAAGGACCTCGCCCATCGGATCACGCGAGAATTCCACGATATGACTCCGGACCAGGAGATCAAGCGAGTTTATCCCGATGCTGAGCGGTTCGTACGGCAAAATTGGAAAAGCTTCATTGATGCCGCCCGCAAGATGATCGCGGAGCATAGGGGCGAGGAATTTCTGATCATCAACGGCGAGAAGATCGATAAGGCCGAAGCGATGGCGCTTCTCAAGGGCCTCTATCACGAAGCCGAAGAATGCGCCGGCGAGTTTCACGGCAAGAACCGTTCCGAGAAATTCCGCGCGAACTGGCCGGATGAAACTCTCTTCGCCAAGGCGAACTGGAAAAGCTTCGTCCAGGAAGCGCGCCGGAAGTATGCAGGGAAACTTGGCGATCTGCAGGTTCCCGAAGCCGAAAAGCGGCGAATCCATCTTGCCCTTGTCATCGAGCACGAAATCGCCGGCGGCCGGGAAAAAGACGCGAGGCTCCAACTCGCCCCCAATACCCAGCAGTTCGAGGGTGACAAATACGAAAACCGCAAGATACTTGAAAAGTTCGGCAAGCAGCCGGACTCGCTCAAGGACTTGCTGATGACTTCGACCCGCTTTCACTGAGGACGCACATGGATATTCTCGGAAAATACAGAGTGCCATTGTTTCAGGCGCCAGATATAGCGCCGGGCGCGACGCCTCCCGTTGTGATGCCGCCTGATCCTTCGGTAATCCCGCCGGTTGAGCCGCCGGCCGGTGCCACAATCGAGCCGCAGAAAACGCCTCAACTTCCGTCCGGCGTCATCGACGAATTGACGAAGCTGCGCGCGGAAAAGCGTGAACTCGGCGAACGTGCTGCGCGTCTCGAACGCGAGGCTTCCGAAGCTCGAGCGCTTGCCGAGCGGGCTGTCGCGGCTGACAAGGCGATTTCTCCGCCCACCGCGCCGCGCGTTCCTCCGGCTCCGACCGAAGAGGCCGAAATCGACCGACGCGCCGAATACAAACTGTTTCAGCGCGAAGTATCCTCGGTCATCACTCGCGGCCAGAAGGAATTCGGGCTTGCGGATTTCAACGAGACCGTTCGAGCGCTTCAAGCCTACGGTGCCGACAGCGACCAGTTCGTCTCCGAAGTGATGGCCGTCGATCGCGATAACGCGCACAAGCTTCTACACACCCTCGCCCATGACGGCGCGCAGACGATCGGATTGCTGGGCATGACGCCCGCGCAACGCCTCGCCGAACTCACAAGGATGCACATGGCCGCAAAATCCGCTGAGCCTGCTACGTCCGCCATTCCAGTCGTTCCGGCAAAGCCGGCCGTCGCTGCGACTGTCAGCGCAGCTCCCCGCCCCGCTCCCGTGGTCGAACCGTCTGCCGGAAAGACCGTCATGCGCTACGGCGACGAACGTTCGGACGCGGAATTCACGGAAGACTTCAAGAAATGGGAAACGCGCAAGATGCGCCGACGTTGATTCCTGTTTCATGTCGCGACCTGAGCGTCATCAGGGATCGGGCGTAACGCGACATCGCCCTTCGCCGCCGACCTGAGCGATATCAGGGTGCTCCCGTCCTTGTCAGATTCGGGACCTGACATGCACCGCGGCTCTTATGCCGCTTCCCTTTTCCGCGCCTTGGAGATGGCGCACGACAATCCTCAGGAGCCATCCCGATGGCGAACAATATCCTCACCCCGTCGATGATCACGCGGTTTTCCATCCGCATGTTTCTCAATACCAACTATTTCCTTCAAAACGTAAGTCGACAGTTCGAGTCACAGTTCGGCATCGAAGGCGCGAGGATCGGCGCCCAGCTTCGTATCCGCTATCCAAACCAATATACCGTGACCGATGGTCCCGGCATTTCGATCCAGGACACCACGGAAGAACAGTTCCTCCTCACCGTCGCGACGCAACGCCATGTGGACGTGGCATTCACGTCGGCGGAAACCACTCTCGATATCGACGACTACATGGAGCGCATCGTCCTTCCGAGGGTCAACGCCCTGGCCGCGAACGTTGCCTATCAGGTGATGATCAATACCGCTTCGTCGGTCAAGAACGCGGTCGCAAACGTCGATGCCAATAACAATATCCTCCCGATTACGGACGCTCCCATTGCGCTTGCAAGAGGTATCCTGGAGGAAAACTCATCTCCGAATTTCGGCGAGATGGGGATGCGCAAGACCGCTTTGGCTCCGCGCTCCGACGTGCGCATGCAACAGGCATTGCGTGGCTTGCTGAATCCCGTCGATGAAATCTCCCGCCAATACAACTCGGGAATGATGTATGACGCCCTTGGGCTCAGGTTCTTCGAGGATCAGACGGTCATCAGCCACACGACCGGGACGTTCACCACGGCGACCGTTAATGGTGCCAACCAGACCGGGCAGGCCCTCACGGTCAATGCTCTGAATGGTACGGTGAACCAAGGCGACGTGTTCTCGATCGCCGGAGTGAACGCCGTCAACCGGACGAGTTTCCAGTCCTTAGGTATCGCCGCGCAGTTCGTTGCGGTTCAGAATGCCGCAGCCGGTGCAGTCTCGATCTCGATCTATCCGGCGATCATCCCGCCGGCATCCAATGCGCCCTATGCGGGCCTGCCCTATACCCCGCAACAATATCAGACCGTCACTGCTTCGCCGGCGAACAATGCCACCATCACTCCCTTCGCAAATGCCGGGGTGACCTACCGCGAAAACCTCGTCTATGCGCCGGACGCGATCACGCTGGTTGTCGCTCCGCTGTGGATTCCGCCCAACGAAAAGGGCGTCATCGCCGCAGCGAGGCACAATTACGACAGTCTGTCGATGCGCTCTCTCGTCTGCTATGAGCCGACTACCGATCAGCCGATCGACCGGCTCGATATTCTGTTCGGGTCCGGTGTGCCGAGACCGGAATGGATCGTGCAAGCTATGGATTCGGTGCCGTAAGGTTCGGATCACGCTCACTCTGCGGTGGCGATCGGCTAGACGGTCACCCCGATGCGGCACTGTGCTGCGCGACTGAAAAAAAGGAGACTCACAATGGCGTACGACTCCGAAAAGCACGAAATCGATCCCGTGACGGGGTTTGCGGTGCATAAGGATACCGAGAGTATCGTGGGCGTTGTTCCGCGCCCGCGCCGCCCCACCGAGCCCGTCATCTATCCGGCCTGGATCAAGCCGCATCAGAGTCACATTATTCGGAAGAAGGTCGAAGGGGCGCCGGATGACGTCTCATGTCCGGGGTTTGAGAGCCGCGTCGATCCGGTCAACGGCGAGGTAACAGTGCTCGTGAACGACGCCGCCCACGAGGCCGTCGCTACGCTGCCGAGAAACGAACGCAAGAACGTGCCCACCGGCGACTATCCGACCTGGGTAGCGCCCCACGAAAGCCATGTGGAACGCAAGAAAACCGAAGGCGCGCCGGATCACGTCTCGTGTCCCGGCTTCGAAACCTCTGTGAATCGCGTCAACGGCGAGGTCAGGGTGCTCGTGCTCGATGCCGACCACGAAAAGGTCGCAACGGACGCGAAGCAGGAGGCGAAGGTCCCGGATCCTCCTCTTCACGCGCCCCCGAATCCTTCCAGCAGCGCCGGCGCCTCTCCTCCCCCTCCGGTTCCTCCTCTTCGCCCATCCGAACCCCCGCAGGCCGCCGCAACGGGCTGAAGGTTCGGATCGCCGCGCGGGTTGGTTCCCTCCCGTCCGCGCGGCGTAATGTTTCACGTGAAACATTTTTAGGAGACTTCCTATGTTTGTCATGCCGACCCGTGAGCAGGCGGGCTATCTTCCCCCCGAAATCGCCGGCGAAGGTCAAAAAGTCATCCTCGGCGATGGCGAGACCGTCAACTGGTCGCCCCCGCCGAACAAACCGATCATTCCCGACATTTCCAATGTCAAGAGCATCCGTAAATACTTCAACCGCATTGGTTACCAAGTATGGCCGGCATGGCTCTACCATCCAACCGAGCCCGCGAGACTGGCGAAGACGGCCCATGAAGCCGCGGAGCTGGGTGTCTGCTATCGCGAAGCCTCGAACGACGAAAAAGGTCGCTATGGCCGTTCCCATGTGTGGGACTGGAAGGACGATTCGTTGTGGCGCCCGACGCCCTACGCGGTAAGCAAGGCGAGGGTCTATGATCCCCTTCGCCCCGAACAGGGCAAGGAATTTCGTCCAACCCCGCCGAATCCCATCGTGGCACAGGATGCGCTGCTCGAAAGACTTCTGCCCGCGATCGCCGCCGCAGTGGCGAAGGAGGTCCGTAAGCCCGACGGCATCGACCCGCGCCAGTGGGACTCGTTCCTCAAATTCCAGGCCTTCCAGAAGGCACAGGAAGCCCTGGAGAACGCGAACAGCGAATCGAGGGAGGAAGATGCCCCCGCGAGCGAACTCGCGCTCAGTACCCTCTCCCCCGAGCAGGAACGGGCGGCCTATGAGGCGGAAGCCGAAAAGCTTGGGATCAAGACGGATGGTCGCTGGTCGCTCGATAAGCTCAAGAACATGGTCAAGCAGGCCCAGAAGGCGGCGTGATGCTCACGTTCTCAGCCTTAGAATCTGCGGCCCGTGAGCGGTTCGGCCAAGCTGTGACGATCGCTCCCTCGGGGGATGGATTTCGCCTCGCTTTTCCCGATGGCCGCCATGTGGCATTTCCATTCGGCCGTGCCGATCGGGAACGCATGGCCGATGAATTCATGACCAACACGGTTGCCCCGATCGTCGCTTCGTTGGAGGCGAAGCCTCCAAACCCTCCCTAGGGCCGGGACCCCCAACCCCGGCCCCGGCGGCGGCGCCACGTCGTCCCCCTCAGCCCGTTGTGCCGCCGCCATCCTTCCCGCTTCCGAATGTTAGGCGAATAATGTCGATCACCGATAAGCTCGCCCTGATCGCGACGCGACGCACGGAATTCAATGCCGCGCTGCATGCGGATGCGGACGCTTTGCTGGCGCGCTATGCGGAAGTGGAAGCAAAGAAAAGCGCGGCCTTCACCAAGCATCACGCCCAACTCGAAACCGAGGAAACCGAACTCGCGACAGTCGAGGCCGCAATCGACCGCATGAGCAACATGGGAAACGCGCCAGGCTCGGAGCCATCCTCCGAGAAGCCCAAAAACGGCGGATAAGGTGAGATGGCCGGACCTCCCGCCGAAGGCCCCATACCGGTCGATACCGTTTCGGCTTTATTGATCAATGCACTGACCGATGCCGGGGTGGTGGGAATCGACGAGGCTATCGAGCAGCCGATCCTCAACCGGGCCTTCACGCAAGCGAATTGGCTGTTAGCACAATGGGCAAGAAAACGTTGGCTTTGTTATCGACTCCAGGATTATTCGTTCGTCTCGACGGGAGCACTAACATACAGCGTGGGGTTGACGGCTCCGAATGCTCCCACGGCCATCAATATCAATCCTCGACCCGACCGTTTGGAATATGCCTTCCTGAGGTTTCTCAACCAGAATCCTCCCTCGGGGTTATTCGTCGATATTCCGATCGACATTATCCAGTCCCACGAGGATTATTCAGGCATCACGGTAAAGAACATCGGCACCTTGCCATGGCGGATATTCTACGATCCGGTATGGCCGGTAGGGGTGCTGTTTCCCTGGCCGGTCCCGCAGCCGACGATCTATGAGATACATTGCGGCTTCAAGGTCGTCCTTCCCCGGTTTGCAAATCTCCAGCAGGCGATCAATTTCCCCCCCGAGTATGAAGCCGCGTTGAATTGGTGTCTGGCGCGACGGTTTCGTGCGAGCTATCAGATGCCGCCTGATCCGACCATCGATTCGCTTGCAAGAGATGGTCTCAATGTGATCCGCCTCGCGAACCAACAAATGCCGACGCTGCGCATGCCGCAGTTCCTTCGTGGAGGAAACCGGGCGTATGATTACCGCGGCGATTCCGATTCATACTGACAAAGGAGACCAATCGATGAACCTCATTCGAGCCTGCCGCGCCTTCGGCGCCGGATTCGCCTTGGTGTTGCTCGGCTTCATTGCTCACGCTGCTGTCGGCACGCCGCCGCTCGGCGGTATCGGTCCTGCTTTGCAGGACGGCCAATGGCTGCTCGGTCTCGCGGGAGGCACGAATTACGGCTACCAGTCGGGGATCACGGCCCATGCCGGGGGCACCCAGGCCGCAGCCACCGTACTGCCGACGAACATTGCCCTAGTCGAGGTGGATACAGTCGCCACGACCGGCGATAGCGTGGCGCTGCCGCAATGTATTCAGGGCACGTGGTTGTTTCTTCGCAATGCCGGCGCCGGAACGCTCGACGTGTACGGCAATACGATCACCAACCCCCTGAGTGCGACGCTCGATACCATCAACGCGACGGCGGGGACGAGCGCTTACACCCTCACGACCAACACCAACGCGATCTTCTTCTGCGCCAAAAACGGCGCATGGTCGGCGGGCAAGGTCAGTTGAACGATGCGCGGTTTCCAGCGGGACGGCTTTATTCCGCTGACCTCCGGCGCCTATGCGCAACGAGCCTTAATCGCGGATGCACAGCGCTGCATCAACCTTGTGCCCGAGTTGAATCCGGAGGACACGACGCCGGCCGCAGCGGTGACGCATTATCCGCGCGCAGGACTGAGCGGACTGGGTGCCGGTCCTCCTAATCCCGCCACGGGCCGGGGAGTCTTCACTGCCAGCAACGGCAATCTCTATGGTGCGGTTGCCAACAACTTCTATTTCATCAACCAGGATTGGAAATACAACCTTCTCGGCCAGATCAATAACGGGCCGAATCCGGTTTCCTTTGCCGACAACGGTACGTCCGGAATCATCGTCGATGGTTCGCCGAACGGCTACAGTTTCAACATCACCAACAATCAATGGAATGGACTATACCAGGACCCGACTGGAACCTTTATCGGTTCGGTGAGGGCCGATTATGTCGATACGTTTCTCACCTTTGACGCACCGAACAGCAATGAGTGGTATGCCTCGCTGAGCCTTCAGCTCGCGTTCAATGCGCTGGCAGTCGGGGGTGCGACGAGTTTCCCGGATAAGATCATTACTCATGCGGTGAATTTGAGACAGGTTTTCCTGCTCAAGGAGTTCACGACCGAAGCATGGTATCTTTCCGGTGCGGTTCCTTTTCCTTTCGAGGAATGGCCGAACGTCTTCGTTCCCTATGGATGCGCGGCGGCTTATTCTCTGGCGAAAGCCGATACCTTTCTGTTTTGGATTTCACGAAACAGGGATGGCCAAGCGATGGCCGTCATGCTCGACGGCTATGGGGTCAAGATCATCTCGACCAGGGCATTGGAATATCGCTGGACGAATTACGCCAAAGTTCAGGATTGCATCGCCTATTCGTATCAGCAGGCGGGACATACCTTCGTCGTATTTCATTTTCCGAGCGCCGATGAAGCCTGGGCCTACGACCTCTCGACAAGGCAATGGCACCAAAGGGTGTGGATCGACAATAACGGTGTGTTTCATCGCGAGCGTGTCGCATTCCATGCCTTCGTTTCCACGACCAATGGATATCCTGATACGAACGTCGGAATGGACTGGGCGACTGGGCAAATCTACAAGATCGACCAGAAGGCATACACCGACGTTGGCATGCCGATCGCGTGTATCCGGTCGTTTCCCCATGTGACGGGCGAGCTCAAGGAAATGACTATCCCCTCTTTCGTCGCCGACATGGCGACCGGAGATATCCCGAACACCGGGGAAATCAATCAAACCCTGTCTCCCTGGTCGAATGGCTGGAGCAATGGGTTTGGTCCGCTTATTGTCCAAGAATCTCCGCAGGTCGCGTGCCGTATTTCGAGGGATGGCGGGGGCACATGGGGGAACTATCGCAAAAAATGGTTTATTTCCGCCGGACGATATCGCTCGATGATGCGATGGCGTAATTGGGGCATGGGACGAGATTTGGTATATGAGTTGGCGTTTCCGGCCTACAATCTCGCTCTCCAAGGCGCCTATATCGAGCCGATCAAGCATGCAGCGTGATTCATGGCCAACTCGCAAACCGGCGTTCCCGGCATTCCGCAAGGTCCCTTGGTGGACCGTAACGGCGTGCCGATGCCGATATGGTGGCAGTTTTTCAATAATCTGTGGGTGCGTACCGGGGCCGCTTCGGGTACGCCATCGCTCGTTCTTGATAATATCTCGTCAACGCCCGGAGCGACGCTTTATCGCGGCAGTGCAATCTGGTCGGGACTTGCGCCCGCTGCGCGTTATAAAGTCCTGCGGATGGGCGTCACCTATCCGGAATGGGATACGCTCGACGGCAATTCATTCGGGGCACAAGCCAAGTCAAGTTTCTTCGTTTCGCCGGATAATGCGTCCGGCGTTCCGGCATTCCGTCCGATCGCCTCTCTCGACCTTGGTCCGGTCGCCGGACAGATTCCGGGCACGGGCACGAACGACGATGCGACTGCGGGAAATACCGGGGAATTCATCTCGCAATCGATTCCACTTGGTCACGCGGTTGCGCTTGCCAGCGGCGTCGCTGCCGATATCGCATCAATCGTATTGACTCCGGGTGATTGGGACGTATGGGCAAACATCGCAAACATTCCCGATCCCACCACGACAACCTCGATCATAAGGGCGTGGATCAACACAGTCCCGGCGACCGATCCGGCGGCGCCGAACTCGGGAGCGTATCTGTTGATGCAACAGGCAATCGGGGCCGGATTGGCTCAGGCGTTTCCGGTGGGAATGAAACGCATCACAGTTCCGACCGCAACGACAACAACGGCCTACATGTCAACGAAAATGACATTCGCGGTTGCGAACCTGGGGGCTTACGGATTCCTCGGGGCGCGGAGGCCGCGATAGACCCATCCGTTGGATTTTCGATTGGATTATCGGTCAAAGAAAATGTTCCGCCGCCAGTATTTCGCGTGGTTCGATCTGAGACGGAAGGAATTCCGGCTGAGCCTCTTTCCGCCGGACTCTCCGGTCCGTCCGTCATTGGGGTTTCCGACCAAGAGCGATCTTCTGACCTTCGCGGATCGGAAGCGCGGCAACGTGCTATGGTCGCCGCCGTTAACCCGGCAACAAGAACAGGCTGGCTTGTCGGTCGAAGCTTCGATGCAAGAGAATTCAACCGCATATTGAATGATCCGGCGGTTTATCCGTTCGTTACCTTGCCTCACCTTAAAACTCTCGATGCGTCGCCCCTGGTCGATGATCCCCGAAATTTCCTTTTGATGGCCGATGGCGGCGGTATCATTTTTCACTGTCTCGATGCCGGGGTTTATGAAGTCCATACCGCATTCCTCAAACCTGACCGGGAAAAACTATCGCAGCAAGGTCCGCATATCCGCAATGCGTGCCTTGAAGCCTATCGTTTCATGTTCACGCATTCAGACTGCGTGGAGTTGCTGACTAAGATTCCGGCGCATAACAGGGCCGCGACAATCTTCGCTCCGCTAGTGGGTTGGACGAAAGAATATCAACGAGAAGCGGTATGGCCGACGCCTGATGGAAATGTGGGACTTTCCTACTGGTCGCTGCGCTATGACGACTGGGTGAGGAAGACCCCCGACCTCATGAGCGCGGGGCGGTGGTTTCACGACCGGCTCGAACAGGAATGCGAGCGCCTAGGCCATACTCTACCCCACCATGACGATGATGCTGCCCACGATCTTCATGTCGGTTCTGCAGTAGAAATGATCTATGGCGGCCAGACGGAAAAGGCCGTGATCCTCTATAATCGATGGGCGCGATTTGCGGGGTATGGGCTGATCGCATTGCTGTGCAAGAATCCCCTGCTGATCGATATTGGCGATGCGCTGATCGAAATCCTCCCGGAGACCTTCAAGGTGCTGAAATGCCGGTTGCCGCAGGCATAAGCGCCGCCGGATCGCTCGGCGGAAGCCTGATGAGCTATCTCGGCTCGCAAGGCGCCGCCGGTAAGATTTCCGGCATGGGCGGCCAAGCGATCTCCGCACTCGAATCGATGTTTAACACCGCGCAAGGCGCGCTCAATCCTTTCATTTCGGCCGGGCAGGGTGTCCTGCCCGCATTATCGAAACTTCTTACGCCCGGTCCCTCACAAACCTCGACCCTCCAAAACCTTCCTGGTTTCCAGTTTCAATCGCAATATGGCACCATGGCAGCGACGAATGCGCTTGCTGCCCGTGGTCTCGGGGGTTCAAGTGGTCCGCTCGGAACGGCAATCTCCAATTACAACCAGGGACTCGCCGGAACCTCATTCGGAAATCTTACCGGCATGCTGCAAAATTACGCCAACATGGGATCGGGTGCCGCAGGGTCGCTGGCCCAAGCCGCAGGACAAGCGGGCGGCAACCTTGCCTCGACGTTCACTAGTTTGGGAAACAGCCTAGCTCAGACGACCATGGGCGGGTTCAATGCGATCGGGAGTGGAATCAGCGGCGGGGCGAACTCGATCGCGAATTATCTCGCGCTCGGGCCCTTGATTCAGAAGCTCATGGGCGGCGGTGGGGGTGGCGGGGGCGCCTACCAGGTTGCGCCGGGGGCCGACCAATGAACAATTCGACGCTGCGCCGCTCTTTGATGCCGGCCCCTCCTGACCTCGCGGGGAGTGATGGGCCGTTGGCCTCCGCGATGCCCCAAGGCATGCCGCAAATGGCTCCTGGCGCCGCCCCCAATGCGCCGCCGCAAGAAGGTCCCCCGCAACAGCCGGCGCCCTCCCACGAACAGACTGTCGCAGCCCTGCGGCATTTCCAGGCGCTGCTTGCCGAAGGTAGGACGCTGTTGAAGAACCCCGACCTCGGCAAGTCCAATGTCAAGTCCGCGATACAGGATGGCGCCATCAAGCTCGTGGCCGACGGCATCATTTCCCCGGCCGATGCCGTGACCCAGCTCGCAACAGTGCCGGAACGCCCGATCGAACAGAAGAAATGGGTGGAGAACCTTTACGCGCAAGCGGTGACTGCACAATCCAATGTGCTGGACCATCATCGCATGGCGCATATCGGAACCGGAGACTACGGGATTGAAAGCGCGCTGCATCAAAGCAATCCCGATGCCCATAAGCAGACGATGCAAGGGATGATGGAAGCGCATTACGGGGGCGGACGTGGCTGACCTCTCTTCGCTTCTCCCCCAGCCTCCGCAGCCGACGCAAGGCTTGCTCTCTGATCCGAGCAAGCTTCTGAGCGTATTGGGGCAATTCAACCAGTTGATGCAGTTCTCGGGCAAGGTGAATGCTGCGCGGGCATTTCAAAGCGCTCTCAAACCCGACGGTACGATCGACAGCGAGAAGCTTGCTGCGGGAATGAAAAGCCCCGGCGTTTCCATGGGCGGCCCGGAAGCTATCGCGTCGATGCTGGATTTGCACAATCGATCTATTGCAAATGATACTGCGGCGTTTGAGCAATGGGCGAAGCAGAGCGACTATGCACGGGCAAATTTCACGGCGCGGGCCAACCAGACGACGCCGATCACTTCCGAACAGATTTTTCATGATGCTGTGTCGCTCACGCGCAATGCCGATCCGCGCGTCATGCCATCCTCGATCGTCGCGGGAATGACGAACTCCATTCTGAGCGATCCATCGGGCGTCGATCAAGCCTACCGCAACATGGCGAATCGCGTATTGGGTGCCGGCGCGTTTGCTCCGGTGCCTGGACCTCCGGGGGTTGGGGGCGCGCCAACCGCGCCGCCGCTTGGGGCCACGGTGCGCGGCGGTGTCAATGCGCCCCCTGTCGGCCCGCAAAGCCGTGGTTTCAGTCCAATGGTTGTCGGCCAGCCGCCTGGCGAACAGGGCGTGCAGGAAGCTGGCGCCGCACGTGCTTCCGACCTCCAGGCCACTGCGAGCACGACGGCGCAATATCATTCGGACTTGGAAAATCTGAAACAGGATTCGCGGATTCTCGAAAACCTGCAAGGTCCGACCGTCGAGGTTGAAAAAAAACTCAATGCGCTTTCGAGCCGGCTAGGCGGTTTTGGCGTGACGATGACGCCCGACCAGATGCGAGCGGCCGATAGCTTCGACAAGATCGTCAATCAAATCTCGCTCAACCAATCGAAACTATTTCACGGATCGGATGCGAGCTTGCATACCGTCGTCGGGGCGACCCCTTCCTTGAGCATGTCGCGGTTTGGCCGCGAAGGCGTGATCGATATGCTCCAGGGCAACCAGGATGCGGTCGATCTCTTACGCAAGCAGTGGCTGGATGCGAGAGCTAAGGGAGCGCCGGCGAATTCGTACGACACCTTCGTCAACGAATGGTCGAAGAAACTCGATCCGAGAGTATTCCAGTTCAATCGGTTGAACCGGGAAAACCAACAGAAGTTTCTTGGTCAAATCGACCCGGAAGATTTCGAGGCATTCAAACAGAAGTATAATGTCGCGATGGAAAACGGCTGGGTGAAGAAGCCAAAACCGGCGCAATGACATGGCCGATACGCAGCAACAGCGAAAAGCCGGCCGAACCGTCTACATCATCCGCCATGGCCAAACCATGCTCAACGTGGATGACAAGATCAGGTCATGGCTCGATATTCCCCTGACCGATGACGGATTCGAGGAAGCGAAGAAACTGGGATGGGAATTGCGCAATGCGAATATAAAATTGACGGGGCTGTTTTCGTCCGACCTCTTGCGCTCGCTGCAAACCACGCTGGAAATTTCAGGCATAGCCGGGTTTCCGATCCTGGGCGCGACGCATGCCTTGCGACCGTGGAATGTCGGGACCTATGCGGGAAAGAATGGTCCGACTGTCCATAAGAAGATGATGGAGTATGCCGAGAACTCGCCGGACAAGGTTCTAGGCGGCGGGGAGTCCTTCAATATCTTCAAGTATCGGGTGTTGTGCGGGATCATAGGGTTACTCAATTCCACTCCTGGTATATTAGGCTTGGTCTCGCATTCCAGGGGCGAGCGTATTCTTCATGCCTGGGTAGCGGCGGGATGCCCGGAAAACCTCGACGTTGACCTCGACGTGTTCGGAGAGCGCGGGGAAGAGACTGCGAGCGCGCAGAAGCTGGAAGTGAATTGCGCCCTGATCGAACAGAATGATGACGAAGGCCATCCCGAAGACGCTTTAAGCGCCAGACCAAATGCCTGACCTTTCCCCCCAGGACCGCGACCTTATCACCCGCACCGTCATCGGCGAGGCTGACGACCAGTCGTCCGAGGGACAGGCGGCGGTCGCGCATGTGATCCTCAACCGCTTGAACTCAGGCCAATATGGCAAGGGCGCGAGCGACGTGATTCTGCAACGCCACGCCTTCGAGCCGTGGTCCACAAGGGCGCGCGAACTTTCCACCATCGATCCGCGCTCTGATCATTATCAGAAGGTGGCGCAGAACATCGCCCCTGTCCTAGCTGGCGACCATGAGGACAATACCGGAGGCGCGACGCATTTCCTCAGTCCGAAGATCATGGCCTCCCGTGGCAAGCCGCTTCCGTATTGGGCTCGCGGAGCCGGAACGACCATTGGCGATCATCGTTTCTTCGCGCCCGACAACCCGAGCTATGGTGGTTCAGCTCTCGACGCGATTCACGCCGCGATCGGCGGTGCGTCCGTCCTTCCTGGATCGGCCTTGGCGTTTGACGAGCCTGCCAAGCCCAAAGGAAAGGCCGCCGGCGATCCATTCAAGGATGCGGGGTTTGATATCCCGACTGCAAACAGCGCATCCACACAAGCCGGCAGCGCCGTCTCAGGCGATCCGTTCAAAGATGCGGGATTTACGTTGCCGGGGGAGAAAATCGCGGCTCCCTCAACGCCTGCATCCGACAGGCCTCCAGGTGCTTCCGGATATGTGGAAATGCCCGGAAGCGGCACCCGGCACTATATCGATGCGGCGGGGAAGTTTATCGAAGTGCCCAATTATCAGGCGCCTTCCGCGCTGTCGCAAGTCGGCCAATTCGCTTCCGAGCTTCCCGGCCGATACAGCGAAGCAGTGAAGGAAAGCGCGGCGTCGTCCGCGGCGCTAGGCCAAAGCGGGCTTGAAGATTTGCGCAAAGGACTTTACGGCTCGGCGTCCTGGAAAACGCCACTTGGCGCGCTTGGCTTTCTCACATCGCCACTCTCCGGAGCGATCAATATTGCAGGCCAGGAAATCGACAAGGCGACCGGCGTTCCAGGCACCGGAGAGAAGGCAGCGCTGGTCTTGCCGATTCCGAAGGCCGGGGCCATCGCCAATGCGGTGCGCCCTTCCGCGAGCGCGCTCAGCCAACTTGTTGCGGATATCGGCCGCGAAAATCTTCCCGGTGTGCTGAAACGGCTCGAATCGAATCCGACGCTTGCTTTGATGGACGTTGCGCCCGGAGTGCAGACACGGGCAATGGGCATCGCTACAGGCGAGCCGTCGCGCGGGCAGACGCAACTATTCGAGACCGCGGCGCAGCGGGTCGCCGATCGGCGCAACCAGACCCGCAGCGCCTTCGGGGAAACGATCGGCGAACCTCCGAACACGGTTGAACTCCTCGACAAGATGAAAGCCGATGCGCGCAAGGTCGGAACAGAGCAAATCGAGCCGGCCTTGGCGGGAGCAAAGCCAGTCGATGTCACGGGCGTGGTCAAGGCGATCGATGACGAAATCGGCGAGAACGCCTTGCGGAATTTACGCAAGAACAAGGCGCCCGCGCTCGCTCTAACGCCGATCCAACAGCGGCTTTTGGAGTTGCGCCAGCAACTCACCTATCGCGACAAGAGCGCCAATGCGTTTCCGAAAAAGGATCAGTATTTCCTCGATGCGACCGGCGAGCCCAATGCCGGCGCTGCGGATGCGGGTGCGCATGGCGTGCAATCGCGCTTGAGGTATCAAGCGGAAACCTTGCTGAATTCGAGCGGTTCGGATCGGTTGCAGGGCGGGACCTTGATGAATATCCGCGGCAAGCTTGTTGATGCGATCGATGAAGCCGCGAATGGAAAATATCGTCCCGCCCTCGCCGCCTATCGCGATGAGATGCACATTCAAGAAGCCTTTGACAAAGGCATGAGCGTGACAAGCGGAGCGCGCACCGGAGACATGGGCCTCGAAAACCGTCCGGAAGCCTGGGAAAAATGGGCCAAGGGCGCGACCGACAAGGAAATGGAAGCCGCAAGACTCGGCGCCCGGACTGTAATCGACAACACCATTGGCACCATCCGCCAGGCCGGACGGGCGGGAACCGATATTCCCGATGCACCGTTTACCAGAGCCAAGCTCGAACTCCTGTTCGGAAAACAGGAAACCGACCGCCTGACAAGTCTTCTGGCCGATGAAAAGGCCAAGGCGCAAACCAATGCGCTTTTGACGGCGAATTCGAAGACGGCGCGGTCACAAGCGGCGCAACGCGAGACGACACCGCGCGAAGTCAAGCCGATCGGCGAAAACGTCAAGAGCTTCTTGCCTTCGGCCCTTGCCGAGATGGTAATGACGCCGGCTTTGGGGATTCCCGGCTTGGGTGCTGCCGGCGTCTTTGCTGTCGGGGGAGCTCGCAAAGCCGGACAAGCCGTGATGCGCGCCCGTGACGTAGCGCGCAACACCGCCTATGCGCATCTAGCCTCGACGGCCGCGCCGGAAGAACGCAATGCGCTGTTGTCCGTGCTGCGGGCGCACGTTCAACCTCCTGGAAAGCGCAATAAAGTCGGCAATGCGCTTTCGACGTTGGGCAGATTGCCACTCCCGCAATAGGAACCAATACCAGCGCACCATGAAAATGAATTGCGCCCATAACCAAAGCAACGGAATGAAGCCGATCGGCACAAGCCGAAATCGCATGGAACCTTCCCCGCAATGAAGCGCATCCAAGTCTTCCTCATCCTAGCATTTTGCGCCTTGGCCTCGCAAGCCTTGGGGCAGGCCGCCCAGTTGATTCCGGGCGAACAGTGCTTCCAGGCCACCACCGGAATCAACGGCATGGTGGGCCTCCTGGGAACGATTACGGGGGGCACTGGGGGCACCACCGGGACCTATGGGGGCGTCCCCCTCACGGGTGGGTCCGGATCGGGCGCTACAGCGAATATCACGGTCTCCGGGGGAACCGTGACGGGGGTGGCGATTCTCAACCCAGGGACACAGTATGTTGTCGCGGACGTGCTTTCCGCGGCTTCAGCCAACATCGGCAACGTGACCGGCTTCTCGGTTTCCGTGTCCTCCGTTGCAATCAATTCGAGCCTCGCAGGCGGTACGGTATCCTACTACATTCCGTCCACTAACACCTTTAAGCAGACGTGGCAGAATGCGCTTCAGACGGTCCTGAACACGAACCCCGTCAACCTCGATTCCAACGGCTGTGCGATCGTCTATGGCACCGGGACCTATCGCCAGATTCTCAAGGACTCGCTTGGAAATACGGTCTGGGATCAACTCACGACCGCGATTTCCACAGGAAATCCTCCATATTGGGCGAATCTCGCTGGGGGAACTGCGAATGCGATCACGGTCACGGATACCGGCTTTGCGGCCCAGGATGGGGCGCAGATAAATTTCATTGCGTTGCTGACGAATACCGGAGCGGCAACCCTCAATCCATCAGGCTACGGGAATATCCCCATCGTCAAGGATACCACGGCGGGACCCGTGGCTCTGACCGGGGGCGAGATCGTCGCCCGCAATCTCATCCAGCTGCAGTACTCGGCGACCAACAATAATTTCACCCTCCTGAATCCCCCGATTCAGTCCGCAGCGGGGGCAACGCCGGCTCCGCTGTGCGGGGCGCAGATGCTGGTCTTGACCAATGGGACAGTTCCAGCGGCCGATATCAACGTCACCGCTGCCACGCTGGTCATGGTCTCCTCGACCGGGCTCGTCATCAATCGCTCCAACGTCTCTCTTGTCCTCAATATCGCGACGGGCTCTGCGAGCTCGATCGCCAATGGCATGGATGGGGAGGCGCCGGGGACCAATGCCTGGATCGATGTCTTCGGGATAGATAATGGAGCCGCCCCCGCGACCCTTGGATCGTTGGCGGCCGGCAACGGCCTATCGCCGCAACTCCCGACCGGCTACACCTATATCTGCTATCTCGGGGCGGCGAGAGTCGACGGTTCCGGAAATCTCCTGACCTGGACGCAACGGGGCCGGGAATCGCAATATCTCGTCGGTTCGGCCAATGTTCCCATTGCTCCCAATATTGCAAATGGAGTCGCGGGCACTTGGAGTGTAACGAGTCCTGCGCTCGCGTCTGTGGCGGTGGCAGCGTTTGTGCCCCCGACGGCAACCCAGATTAAGGTCTTGGCCGCGGTGCGCTGGAAGGGAGCTGCGGGCGATGGCAGCGGGTTATTGGTGGCTCCTAACGTAAACTGGGGCGGCACCAACAACGGTCCGCAAGGGTCGGCGGGGCAAATCTGGCCGATCTCATTCGACGACAGCATATACAACAATCTCAACATCTCGGCGTGGCTGCTGCTTGAGGCTACGCAAACCATCGGCTGGGCTTCGAACAGGGCGAGTGGGGCGATCTCGGCACTCGGATGGACGGATGCGGTCAATGCGAATTAAAACGATCATCGCCGCGCTTGCGGTTACGCTCGCGCTTTCGGCGCCGGTCTGCGCGCAAACCGGCTCGTCGAAAACCGTCACTGCGCTTAACAACGAGGTCAATTCGCTCTTTCCCGATCAAAACACCGGAGCGATTACACCCTTCGATGCGCGGCAGACGTTTCTCGATATTATCGCGTCTTCGGCCAATCTCAACGGTACGGTCTTTCTCGGCAATACGGCTTTCATCAATACCTATCTGCCCGGCTTCCTCGATCCCGGCGTGGCCAACATCACCGCAGCGGCGCCGCAAGCCAACATCTCGATGCTGCTGGCGGCGCAGTCATCGCAAAAGACGCTGGCGGATGGCTATCTTGGTCAGATTCCACTTACGATTCTCAACGTAGTCGATACCACCGTCGCGACATACGGGGGCATCTTCGGCGCCTACGTCCAAAACACCCTGCTCGCCACTTCTGATCCGGTTGTGGTCGGTGGTGGCAGGACCTACGGTGCCATCCTGGCTGAGTTCTCGACCAGCAATTTATGGGCCGTGGTCGGGTCCGATCCTTATACCATCAATGCCAACGGCAGCGTCCACGGCCTCCGGGTCGATTGCGGCCTAGGTCCTAGTGGCCCCAACAACTGCGGAGGTTATGCTTTCGAGGTCGTCAATAACGGTGCCCAATTCGGTGGCGGCCTCTTGTGCGGGTCGAATGCGCTCATCGTGACGGCTGGTGTTTCCTATTGCATAGCGGCCGTCAACGATCAGTTTCTCGCATGGTTTTATGGCGCCGGAAATGTCGGGTTTTCGATTACGTCGGAAGTCACGGCATCGGCCGACGCGCAGGTCCTCAAGGCCGTTAACACCGGGCTGAATTATTATTTCGACGGGTCGCTGTCCGTCAGCTTGCAAAGCAGCGGCGTCATCAACCTTGCATCTGGCGGTAATGTTCAGATCGCTTCGAATTTTATCCTCGGCATGAGCGAAATCTGCACTTATGGCAGCATCAGCGGCAGCGTGTGCCAGGCGGTGGGAGCCACGGTCGGCGGCAACTATGTTCTGCGCTGGCCGGGCGGCTCGACGGATTTCACCGGCACGGGCGGCACGTCGCAGGTTGTCAAGCAGACGACGAGCGGAGGCGCCTTCACGGTGGCGCAGCTTGCCTGCGCCGACCTCTCGAATGCTGCGGCGTCGTGTGCGACCGATGCCACCAATGCGGCGAACATCGGGTCGGGCACGCTGCCGAGCGGCCGACTGTCCGGTGCCTATACGGGAATCACGGAGCTTGCCGCCGCGGTCGGCATCGGCACCGCAGCGACGGCCGCCACGGGGCTGACCATCAACGGTCCCGGCACTGACGGCACTACCTTTCCCTTCATCCTGCGCAATTCCGGTAGCGTCAATTTGTTTTATGTCGATGACGCCGGCGATATATTCACAACAGGTGCGAAGCAGGGCGTGACCACGGTTTGCACCGAAACAGTGGGAAACACGCTGACCTTCACCAATGGACTTCTGACCACAAAAGGCGCAAACTGCACATGAAGACCACCCTGCAAATTTCTGTCCTCGTCGGATTCGTTCTTGTCTCTATCATCGGCGCATTTGTCGAGCACCTGCCGCGCTCCTATGCGGCAGAGGAACCGCGCCGCGTCACCGTGGACATGACCATAGTGATGCTCGATCTCGACGGCAAACCGCTGAAGGATTCATTCCAGGCGACGGCAGAAGACCCGAATTGCAAGAAATGCGATGACCTGACTCTGGGGGGCGCCGTCATGCACGCGCTAGCGCAGGTTCTTCGCGACGACCAGGCCGTCACTGCCCAACGGCCGGCGTGGCTCGCGCTTGCCTTGCGCATCCAGGGCAAGAGCGATGCGACATTGAACTCCCGCGAGCAGACGCTGATCATTGATCGCATCGAGAAGGTCTATGCGTTGCTGCCGGGGAGTGTCGCGGTGACGCTGCGCGCGCCGCCGCTAATCGATGCAAATTGGAGTCCGCCGGAACTGAAATGATCAAGCACGTCGGTGATAAATCTGCGGGACTTATGGATTACCTAACAACGCCGCCGGCATCCATGGGAACTTGGATCGATGCCGGCGGCGCTTCTCGAATGGCGATCCTCGGGGATTTTGAGGTTTCGATCTCGCTGCCCTACGAGCCGGGCGAGTGTGGAGACCGGCCATTCAAGCCCTGATCCAGCCGTGGCCGAGTCCTTTAAGCATCTTGT